CTGTGCCGGAATAGTTAAGTTTGTTAATGCTGAACCATCTAATGCTGGTAAGTTACCAGATAACACCGAACTTGGTATTAAACTGTTAACAGCATCTACTAGCAGTGTTGAATCATCTCCAAACACACTGCCTACTACATCTCTTCTTGTGTTGGTTACATCAAGTTCTGCAAAGTTATCGTTGATTTTTTTAAATGCTGTTCTTAAAGGATCACCATCACCTTTGTTTGCACTTGTTCCAATGTTTATTGTTTGAATAGCCATTATACTCTCCCTACCACTGCTTCAATTATGCCTGCACCTGCAGTCACTTTTCTTTGCAGTGCTTTACCGATCACTGTTCCTGTTGATGCATCATTGTTTCTTCTTGCATAACCTGGTGTTGTTGAACTAACCAAAAGGTCACCTTTTTCTATTATGCCTATGACCTTCACAGTGGTTCTTCCAGTTAATGCAACTGCTGTCACATGATCGCCGTGTAATTTACTGTTCATCAAGTATGCCGGTTTGTCTGAAACAACTCCAGCAACTCTTGTGTCGTTTTTCAATGTTGTTGTGGAAACTTCTGCATCTCCACCAAATATTAAAACTGTACCAACATCATAAGTGTTGTCTGCAAGATAATTCTCAGCCAAGTCAGCATATTGAGCCTTAGTGGCAATACCATCAAATGTTTCTGCATACACAGTTTTGTATCGTTTGCCGGATGATGAACCAATATCCATGTTGTCATCACCAGGTATTAAACCTTGTGGTGTTGCAATTACTGGAACCACACCATCTGCCACAAAAGCCACTTGACCTTCTGAAGATTCGTCTAGTCCCACAATGTATGGATTATCATTTCCTAATGCTAGTCCTGTAAAGTTAGCACCTTTACCTTGTGATTCAATAAATTTTGTGTAGATATAAGTTGAAGCCAACGCAGGATCTGTGTTTTGATTTGCTCCATTGTTGTTGCTTGGTGATGTTGCCGCACTTGCTCCACCAAATCCAAATTCGTTTCCTGTGAAAGTCTGTACTGTGTTTGCTGATGCAGATCCAATTGCTGTGTAAACTGTGACTCCACCTGGAGTTGTAACTTCTAAAGTTGAACTGTCAATATCAAAAACTAAATTGCCGTCTATTGCCAATGAACTGACATCTAATTGTCCTGCGGCATCAGTTTTTGTGATACTGTTTGCTTCACCTGTGCTAGAAACATTGGTGTATGCATAAGTGTTGACACCTGTTTTAATCAGTGCATTGCCTGGATCAGCCGCCGCTCCTATTTCACTAACAAAATCTCCATCTTCTAGTCCACCACCTGTTCCAACTATTGTTGAAAATGAAACTGCCTCTGGTGCACCTGTTCCTGCTGTGGATCTACCAAATGCGAATGCGTTATCTAATTCAGGTAAATCAGCAAAATCAACTGAGGCACTTTTCAGTGTTACCCAACCATTTGTTACTGTGAAGTCTCCTGAATCAAAACTTACTAATCCTAAATCTGCCTGTGTAATTCCTGTGTCATTGGCTCTTGTGGTTGCCGCCTGCATTGCCAATTTACTTTGACTGATTGCGGCAGTTGCCGATACATCTGCATTTATAATTGTTCCTGCGTTAATTTGATAGTTGATTGTTGTTTGTGAATTCGTTCTTGAAGCAGTAACAGTTATGTCAGAGCCAGCATCTAAAATTCCATTACCTATTTCATCAATGCCTCTATCAATTACATTGGCTGTAACACCTGCACCATTATCTATTAAATCATTAAGATTGAAATCTGCAACAGAAGTTTGATTGTATGAGATTCTTGTGGCCAATCCATATCCTGGAACTGTTTCTTGAATTAAATCATAGATAACCGCTGTTGCCCCTGAATTGCTTCCAGTGATTGTGTTCCCTCCTGCAAATTGTCCACCGTCTGCTGGTGATGTGTAAATTCTTTTTGCTCCATTGAATACCAACATTTGTCCTGATGATATTGGAGTTGAAATGTTTACATCTCTATTGTCTATTAATTCATCTGTGTCGTAGTTGACTTGGTCAACATATGATTTTGTTGCCGCATCTTGATCCTGACTAGGATCTTGTAAATTTGTAATTTTATATCCACCTGCACCAATGTTGTCTGTGAATGGAGTAGAACCATCTCTTGCCACAACACCTGGACCAATTGGATTGGTTACCAATTGACCTTGTTGATCAAAATGCAATCTTCTGTTTGTGTATCCTCTAACAGCAGATTCAGTTGGCACTGTGTCAGAAGCATTGTCAGTCATTGCTGTGTCAGATGAAAATTCTGCAACAACAACACCACGTTTAAATCCAATACCATCCAAATTACTCAATGCAATTGATGCCGAGAATGTTACACTTCCTGTACCTTGGTCAACTGTGAAAAATTTACCTACTCTAAAGAATCCGTCTTGGTCAGTTGAAACATAAAACACTCTTCCTTTTCCACGTTCATCAACTTCTTGTGCTTGTACTGGTGCTTGTGGATCACCAAATACCACATTAGGATAGTTTGTTGTGTTGAACCCACCTGTTCCAATATCTAAGAAATCGTGTCCAGTGGCTCTACAAGTTGAAATGGACACAGTCAAAGTTCCTGTTTCCAATGCCGCCAGGTTTGCTCTTAAATTTACAGACGCACCTGCTCTGTACATAGAACTGTGTAGACCTGTTCCTATTGGAGTGGCATTGATGTCACTCACATCTTGAATTGTGATTGTGGCATATGTGACTCTGTCTGTGTAACCTGTAACTCTGTGAACTTTTCCATCCCAACCAAATATCATGTCACCAGCATTAATTCTATCAATGTCTGATTGTTGTGTTACTAAGTCGATAGCAATCACAACATCACCAGCAGTGTCACCCATTGTGGTACCTGATCCTGCATATGTGTTGTTGACGACTTCATCCATGTTTACATTCATTTTTACAGTGTCGTATGGTGCATCAATTCCTATAATTGCCGCACCCGATGGTAAAGGAATTCCAACTGGGTCATTGCTTTGGAAAGATACACTTCTGTAAACAGCCGCAGTGTATTCATCAAACACAATTGCTGTGGAAGGTCTTGTAGGTGAAACGTCTTCTAAATCATTAAATCTAAATGTTCTGCTGGATCTTATGATCACTGTCATTCCATCAACAAGAGGTGCTTTAAGTCCTGTTGTTGAAGTTAAATTTGAACCACCTGTTCCCAAATTAATTTTGTAAACTGTGCCATCTCTTGTGGCTGGTTGTGAAGGTGCTGTGGTTGTTTCAATATTTGTAACTTCATATCTCACAATACCTATTGATCCACCATGATCAATTTCTATCTCTGATTGTTGATACGGAATGTAATCCACATCATACACATAAACTGCTGTGCCTAAAAGTGGTTGATCATAATCTGTAGATCCATCATCAAACACCATTGCTTGTTGAGTCATGTTGTTTGCCAATGTGATGGCGTCAATTTTTTCATTAGGATTAGAACCTTCAGCAACTAATCCGTAATCACCGTGTGCAGAAGAACAATTCAATGCACGAATTTGTCCACCGTTGTTTGCATACATGGCAATGTGAGTGTAGTATGTGAAAGTGGATACCTGTTCTGATAAGCCACCATTGGTAGCAACAAGTCCATATGCTAAATCATTTATCTGTACAAAGTCATTGGCAAGTAATGATCTATTACCTGCTGTTTGAATTATTATGTTGTAAGGTGTTGCATAAGTTCCGTCCCAACCGTTGCCTGCATTAGAACCAGGTGCTAATAACAATGTGGCTGTTCCAGCACTTTGATCGTAATCTGTGATTGCCGCAACTTGATATCTTGCTCCCAGTATGTAGAATGGACAAGGTGTTTGTGGTTTACGTAAAAATAATCCAGTGCCAGCCGCCGATGAAACTTGAAGGTTGAATGCATTGGTAACTCCTGTGACTGCTGTTTGTACGTTACCTGCGTAACCATCAACATACATACCACCTCTGAATTTTTTAGTGTTTGCACTCTGTGAAAAAGAAGATCCTGTTTGTGTGTATGGAGATTTTGTAAGCACTTGACCATTTGGATCTAGAACTTCAGCAAAACCACCATGTGCTTGGAAAGTAATATTTCTAACAACAGAAGCATCGTTCATTAAGAACACATCCATTTCACTATTGTTTATGGCTGTGTTGTATGCAGGGTCATTGCTTGGAACTGTTGTGTTGATTGGTTTTGTTACATCGTCTGCATAATGATATCCGTATTCTTGTGTGCCAATTGTTAAACTGTCAAAAGTTGTGTTTCTAAAGAAATAAACATTGGCCCATGGAGATTGTGAAATACCATCCAATGGTCTGATTATAGTTCTTCTAAATTCGTCTCCTTTTATTGAAACGTTTGCTGGAATCTTAATTGGTAAATGTTCATCATAAATTCCTGATTCTACTCTGATTGTGATCTGTTTGTTTTTAACTTTGTTACCAAATTCCATTTCTTCACCAACGGTGAAATTAATTGGCTCTCTTAAAAATATCTGCACAGTGTCATTGGTTCCACCTGCTGTGATTGAAACTATTTCTCCTTTTGCTCCTGAAGTTTTACCTACGATAATTTTTCCTGGAACCAAGTCTTTGTTGTTTGGTTGATTTTGATCTACAAATCCTGTATTACCATTTGAAATTGTTATGGTGTATGTGCTTCCATCCACCTGTGTCACTATGTAATTGTAATCTTGTATTATTCCTTTTATAATGATAAATTTTGCATTGGCAGAATCTTTACCTGATTGAGGAACCACTTTAGTTAGATCAATTGTTTGTGCAACATCAGTCTGATACAAAGTACCAGGTGCTGTGTTGGTCAATACAAAATTAACCACTAAATTTTGAGCAAATGTGATTGATGCTAATGTTTCAGTTGCTTGTTGATTGATTGCTTTTAGTCCACTGTTGCTGTTGTAATATCTTTTTCCTGCTTGGATAGATTGTTGATTTGCTGTTAAACCACTTGTAACGTCAAGCACCACAGCATCAGCAATTAATCCTAAATCTCTTTCACACAATGTTGTATCATATGAAAAATTTGGATACGTGGCATTTATGTAAGCAATAGTTTCTTTAATAATAAACTGTCTGTTGGATGCCATTAAAGATTCTAATTGTGTTTGTCCTGATGGCGTTGTTATTCCTGCTGTGACAACTGCTGAATTACTAGCACCATTGTTGTAGGTTATTACCTGAGTGTATGGTCCTGTTTCAAATGGAGCCGTGTCAATAATTTGTTCTGCTCTTTGAGCCGCTTTGGAAATAGTTTTATAAGCATATGCTAATGATCTACCATATTTGTCAGCAGGTACTCCTGACATAGTGTCATCACCATCTTGACTCACAAATAAATTTGTTGTAGAAGCATATGATGTTGTGTCAACATAAAATTTAGAAGCCGCTTGTAAATCGTCAGCACCATTTGGAGTTCCTGTTCCTGCTAAATCTCCTGGATGATCATTTAGGAAAAGAGATCCTGTCATGGTGTCACCTTGACGTCTTACTGCTGATGTTCTCTGTATTGCTTCTGTTGAAAGATAATTTCCTGAAAGTGAACTGTTGTATGCTCCGTCAGTTACTGTTTGAACACCGGTTCCACCTGACACTGTGATTGTGATTCTTGTTGCATCATTGTCGTTGGTTGCTTCTGCTGATGATGTGTGCAAAGAAATTGTGTTTGCATCAACATATCTAATATAATAATTTTGTCCACTTGTAACATTGTTGGCATCTGTTCCTGTAGAATTATAAACAAACGGTAAGCCATTCGATGTTGTTGAGAATCCGTGTGATGGAATATTTAAATTTCCACTTACATATGCTGAAATTGTTTTTGTGTATTCTGTTGCATCAGAAGGTTCTGTACGAACTCTAACTTCACCAGCAACACCACCGACACCTGAACTTCTTAAATATCTTCTGTCAGCATATCCTTTATCAATAACTAAATCATCTTGAGTGATGTTTGTGCCATGGGCACTGTTGAAATCATCTACCACTGTTTGATTAATGCCTACGTTACCGATAGCATATGTGTTGGCATTTAATGGACCACCCAAGTCGGGTGTTGTGTCAGTTGATAAATTGATAGAATCAACTGTTAATAAAAGATTGTTAGGATCTGTGAAATCTACTGAAATACCTGTTCCAGCAATTCCTTTCATTGTGATGGCAGTTCCTGCTGAATTGGTTACAGGAATTTTATCTGCACCTAATGTATCAGGTGTATCACTTAATGAAGTGAAACCTATCTGTCCACCTTGTCCAAATACAGCATATAATTCTGTAAAATTTTCATTGGATTTATTGAACGCATCTCTGATACTATCACCTGTACCATCGTTCCCTTCTATACCAATATTAATAAACTGTTTAGCCATTTACCCTATCCATATCAAATTGAATACTTTCTCCACAACCACAAGCACTCTTGGTGTTTGGATTGTTGATTTGAAACTGTGAACCAAATACTTCGTCGACGTAATCAATTTCAGTTCCAAACAAGAACATCACACTACTGGTATCTACCACTAATTTTCCACCATCTACTTCGATCAGTTCGTCTCCTGATTCAATTTGAGATTGATCAGCAAAACTCCAATCATAGGAAAAACCAGCACATCCACCGCCTTTAATACCCAATCTTACAGCATACTTGCTGTTTTTTTCGCACAATGCTTTAATCTGTGTTTGTGCAGTGCTCGTCAGTGTTAAAATAGCCATAATGTAATGTTGTCGTTTGTTGTATTTATGGAAATTTTATAAATGCTAATGTAAATACCTATATGTATTTAGGTGAAAAAACAGTAGAATCAAAGACAGAACGTGTGAGCAAACTAGGTGTGAAACACCAATGCAAACGCACTAAAACGTTTCATGTCTTCAAATGTGATGCGTGTGAGAAAGAATTTAAAAGAGCCAAAGGCAAAGTTGAAAAAAAGCGTCTATCTACTTTTTATAAACACGTGTGTTCTGAATGCGACCCAAAACGTTTTGCTCAACAACAAGGTGTAAAACAAAGACAGGTTTTGGGCATGAATGCATCCAGCGATATTCCTATCAGTAAATTGTGATTATTCTGATTTCCAAATAGTCCAACCACCATACACAATTGCCGCATAAGCAACAATCGAAGCAATAGGTTTGAATATTAAGAATGAAATTCCTGCCGCAATTAAAAGAGCACCATCTAGTGTTGTTCTTTCTTTGATTCTGGCATTAATCCATTTTTGTACTTGATTGATCATATTAGTCTCCTTTTTTTAAGATTGTAGTCTTAAATTTATTGACTCCCAATTAATTATTCTCATCATGCCTTCTATATATTTTTTCTTGGCATCTTTTGCAGGCACATAATCCGAAAATGAATGTTCCCACATATCTACAGGCATTAGAATGTCTGTTCTATATGATTGATTTGGTGTAGTTTTGATGTTACCATTTTTGGCAACATACACCCAGCCTGAACCTTGTATGGTCATTGCTGATCTAATTAATTCTTTTTTGAATGCTTCAAATGATTCGTGTTTTGATTCTATTAAAGTTTTGATTTCACCAGTTGGTTTATTACCTGGACGAGGTGCTTGTAATTGTAACCAAAACATATTGTGAAGTTTTGCTCCACCGTAATTAAAATCTGCATCACCTTCACCATCATTGTATCTTCTCACGTATGCTTTGGTTAATACATTGTAATGATAATCGATATTTGCTTCAGATAATACAGGTGATAGTTCTTTCATTTTGAAAGGCAGTTTTACCACTTCTAGTTTTGATTCTCTATTTTGTTTTGATTCAGTAAGGTGTTCTAGTTTCATAACGATATTTATCGTTATACTAAACCCAACTCAACAGCCTGATTGTGTAAATCTTCCGCCGCTTGATTCTTCATCTTGGCTTCAACTTGTATGTCTAGTTGCGGTAGAAAACTCAATGCCCATTCATTTACAGCACGATTTGGTAATCGTTCGCTGTGTGCTCTCAATTTTTGTTTCTTACAACCTTTAGATAAAAGTGTTTCCATGTCATGAAAACCTTCATGCATTTTTCCATCTGGATAAGCAGGAGTCAACCATTCATCTCTTGAATAAGAATAGTGCATAGTAGGTCTAACACCACGCCATGAGTCCACAACTCTTTTAACTCTGTCGTCTGTGGCTTGTAGATATTCTCCTGTACGTACCCAATGATGATGTATGTCTAGTACCAAGGCACAGTGTTTCTCTAATTCCAAACTGGATTCTAATCCCCAACCCATTTCGTCATTCTCTATGGTGATCAAGTTTCTTGCTTCAGGCGACAATCTAGGTAATGCTTTTATGATTCCTTCTGGACCTTGTCTACCAGAGATGTGTACATTAATTTTACAACCATCTTGAAATGATTTACCAAATCCCATCCAACGTGCCATGTTCACATGATATTCAAATTCATCTATGCTACGATCCACAATGTCTGGAGTTTCCGATGCAAGTACAGTAAATTGTCCTGGGTGGAAACTGATCTTTACATCATGCAATCTTGCCAAGTCGCCTGCTTCAGCAAAATGTTTTTCACAATATTTTATTATCTCGGGTTTGTCCCAATAGTATCTCCAATCAGCCTGCGTTGCTACAGGTAATATGGGAGATGAAATTCTACACATACGTCTGCTTTTAGGCAGTGTGGAAACTTTAAGGATTAAATTTTTAATACCTTGTATGTTGTGTTTGAATACAAAATCTAGTTTTGCTTCTGCTTCGTCTTTGTGTTCATTTAACCAACGCACAGTAGTTGAACGTGTGTTCATTGGTCTTTCAATTTCTTCTAATTGTTTCTTTTTAAGAGTTCTATCATGGTGAAACCATTGACAGCAAAATCCAATACGTCTAGTCATGCTTTATTATAACACAAATTTTGGTAGTTGTCAAACATACATTGTATTGAAACTAATGGTTATTCTTTCATCAGTTTGATTAGGATTGGTGTAATGTTCTAACCAACTAGGAAATAGATATAATGCACCTTGTTCACAAGGGACTTCAACATTTTTTAAATTATATTCTGTGTTCTTTACAAAGAACTCATGCATTCTATAAGGATCTGTTGGACTTTTAAAATTTAAGCCTGCACTGTCCTTGTCTGCTTTCACATAATATGCCGCACTCAATACACTGACTTCATGTCTGTGTAAATTTACAGATTGTCCTTTTTGTAAAATATTAAACCAACTCATACTAATTTTAATATTATTGCCTAAACCAATCTTATCACAATACACTTCAACAGCCTTTTGAAAATCTGCTTTTAAGTCTTTTAAATCTTCGTGGTCTAAAATGTGTTTGTCACTTTTCATGTAACTGCTTTGAGCTCCAGATACCAGTGCATGTGATCCTGTGTCCCATGTTTTAATTAATTCTAACAGTTTAGCATTATCTTTGTGACTGGCAAAATCAAATTTTAACACAGGCGTAGGGAACATATTTGCTATGTTGTAATTCATTTCCAATTCTCCTTGCACCAGGGATCCTGGCAATGTTTAGGTTGGGGATCTCCATGAAATACAGCAATGGATGTTTGTGGATGTATCTTTGGTACTCCTGGTGAAATAAAATCTTTTAATCCATCTTTGTTTCGCACCATTGGTGGCTTGCCACGCATCTCCCATTTGTAACTCATTATCCATTCATCGGGCCAAAAATTAAAATCATTTTTTACTTGAGCATACAGCCAATCTTGATCTCCATGAAACCTACGCACAGGTGCGGCTGGATTTTTTATAAAGTCTCTGTAAATTTGTGGATGTTGTCCAATGTTCCATCTTACCACACTGCTGTTGAATCTATCCCATTTAGGATTATTACATCTATTGAAATCTCTTATTACACAAAATTCATTGGGTTTGTAAGTTAACAAATTGTCAATGCTTCTAAACACTATCACATCAAGATCAATGTATAGAACAGTGCCTTGTGGGTCTTCCAAAGGTAAACTGGGATTGAATAATAGAGGTTTGTGCCACCAACCATTTACACCATAACTTTGTGCAATAGGCATAACTCTCACAGAACTGTTTAGTCCTGTTGGATTTTCTGTAAAGCAAACAAATTCAAATGGCAAAGTGCAATACCTACGCACCATTTGTTCCAGTGTATTCACATACTCCGGACCGTACTTGTTACCCCATTTTAAACAAACAATGTAATTGATCATTAGCCTTCATAGATTGCTGAGTTGGCTCCATGCTCAGCACATTCAACTTTTACAACATAACATCTATTGTCTGTTGCTTCACGTATAAGTTTGTCTGCAAAGTTAAAGGCGTGTTCCGCAAATTTTTCTGCACCAACACCATCAAACATTCTAATATCTGCCAAGTCCAATGCTTCAAGTTCTTTAAATTTTTCTAAATGTGGATCATTAACATCCAAACAAAGTTTGTGATCAAATGAATCTGCCAACCATGCCTTCAATGGTTTCAGTCCTCCAAAGTCCACAGCCCAGTTTTTATTGTCTAATTTATCACATCCAAACGTGAATGTAAATGCTAAACTGTATCCATGTAAAAAATGGCAATGCGAATGATCTGCGTTAGGTTGTCTGAACACTGCTGATAAACCAATGTTGTGTCCATAATGTTTTGTGCTGTAATGTTTTGCCAATGTAATCTCCTAGTTAAGTTTAAATTATAATGTTTTTTTCCAAGTCTGTCAATGGAATAATTTTTAAATTTGATATATTTTGCCAACTTTCTGGTATTAAGAAATTTTCTTCCACATAGTAATTAAAATTATGTTTTGGATGATGTTCGAATATTTTTTTATTTTGGTATATCCAATATGAAGGATCCACTTGTTGTTTTGAACTGACGTCATAGGATTTGGTATCTTTATACACATTGTTCACATATCCTTCTATGCCAAACAAATCGAAACCCACAATGTGAATGTTATCGGTAGTAGAATATTGCAGGGCAACCAGCAATGCAAATTGTCCTGTCCCCCAATGCCAAGGATCATCTTGCCTCAGTTCGCCATCATAAGGAAGATCAGGCACAGGCATCACATCAAATTCTTCATACCAATCCTGTCTAGTGTACACACAACTCTGTTGAGTATTGTTGTGATTGATTGCTTCACGCACCATGCGTCGGTCACAGCACACCAAATGATCAACTTTTCTGTCTCTGAATATGGCGTTGCAACCTACTGTGGGTAATTTCAGTGAATCTATATCGAGTGTTGTTCGACTCTCGCCGTTTCCTATTACTAACATATTAAATACTTTTATAATGAACAGTTCTATTTACACAGATGTGGTTGAGTGGATGGCGAAAATTGTAACTCCGCAAAAGGAACTCAACGGAGTGGCAATTTGTCCTTATGCCAAAAAAGCATCATGGTCCATTGTGGAATGTGAAAAAATGGATATAAATGTCAATCAATGTCAACAAGAAGTAACCATTTTTGTGCTTCCAGCAAAAATGAGCAAATTAAAATTAGAAGCACTGACTGTTGAATTAAAACAAAAACATCCTCAATTTGTATTTTTACCAGATCATAAAAATGCCAAAACTAAAATGAAAAACTTTTCAACTGGCAATGGCAAGCACAATTTATTGTTGGTACAACAACGGAAAAAATTAAATGTTGCTAGGAAGAATCTTGCCAAAGGCAATTATTACAAAAACATGTCTGAAAAATACAAAAATAGATTATTCAGTTACTAACGTTTCTTCTTTTTTTTGAGATATTCTTTCTTGATTGTTTTAAGTTCTATCAATACTTCTCCGAACCTTTTATTTGCACTGTTCAACAATCTGAATATGTCTTTGACTGCATAAATTACCCACCACCACCATGTAAAGGCTGTAATGGCAAATAATAATGCTATTGCTGAAACAATGTATTGAATCCAAGAAGAGAAATCAGTTACCAATACGATACAAAGAATCATAAGGGCAGTCAATGGTCCAACTCTTCCGAGCCACGTCCATATGCCTACTGATTTTTTTATTGAGAAATATTTCCGAAACTTTTCCATGAACCAGGTGTTCCTGTAACAATACAGACCCATCCAATCACACTTCCTGCTACCGGATTAGAATTCCAAACAATATCACCTTTAGCATGAACACCAACGGTCGGTACATCATCTGCTACACTGAAACGTTTGCCTTCCATTCTTACAGGACCCGCTACTTCGAAATCTGCATCATCTCTGATGTTATTAATGCCTACTGCTAGTTTTCCATGTATTTTAACTTTTTTATCTGTAGCACCTTGTGTACCAATAGTAATATCACCATTTGCTTTTACAAGTATTCTGTCTGTGCTGTCAGTTTGGATTCTTAAATCATGTGTGGTGTATGTTCCAACTTCTGCATCTACGTCATTGGGTTGCACTCTAAATTCAACATAATTTGAAGCAACTGATAACTGTCCATTACCTGCTTCGATACCAACACCTAATCTGTTCATTCCGGAATTCCAGAAAACAAATTGATCAATGTTCATGTCGCCATTTACTGCTAATCCATTTAATACGCCAACGGATCTTAAATTTGAATTTCTAATTGTTGGTCCTAATTCTTCTGTGGAAAGAACCATTGTGTTATCAATTGAATAGTGTGCATCTCTGTGTAGGTCGATTGAGTTAGAACTCCACAGTCTATCTGGATTTGCTTGGAAGTTCAACATCTTAGTGTTGCCAAAGCCACTCCATTGTAATCCTTTGCCGTAGATTGGTGTTGTTTCTGAACCAGCGAAGTTGATAGTTTTGTTGGAATTTACTACTGTTTCGTCAGCAGATGCGTGTACACTTAGGTTTGCTATTGCATCGCCCAGTGTTACTAAACCGTTTCTAATTGAAATTATGTCGTCTCTTGTGCTCATATACAGTTATTTATCTAACTGCTCTTAACAAAATGACTTCAGAATTAACACGTCCATTCAGTTTGATGCCCATTGTTTTAATGGCGTCAAATAGCTCTATTACCTTCTTAGGGCCAGAATTCCCAAACTGTTTCAATTGCTCTTCGGGTTTTCTGAGTGTTTTTTGTACACTGGTTTCTTCGTCGAATCCTTTTATGGATGTACCTTTCACTGTTAATCCTGTGCCTGGTCGGCTCATCCCTCTAGGATCTAACACCTTTGCCAAATAGTGACCTAGTTTTCTAGTCTTGGTGTTGTATACCCAAAGTTGTTCGGCATATATGATCTCTGTGGGATCGATAGATTTAAGAGTTAACTTTTCGTCATCCTGTTTGAATTGCATTTTAGATACTAATTTCTCTGGAGATTTTTCTTTTTTCTTTCTAGGCTTACGATTAGCATTGGCAATTGCTATCATTCTATCACAGGCTTCAAAAATATTATCATAGGCTTTGATTCCTTTTTGAATTATTTCATTATCAACATCTTCGTAAGATTCTAACAGTTGTCTTTCTTCAGAATCGTTATCTTCTTCTTCTGTGATCTCTTTAAATTTAAGATTCTTTTCTCTCAATCTTAACAAGTCTTTGTATTCTTGGTATTGAGGTTCATACATTTCCATGATCTTTCTTGCATGTACACCGCCCACTTGTTCTTTTTTAAAAACATCAACCAGTTTAAATTTATCAGGATTGAATTTATCTGGTTGCACAACATATCTATCCAACCAAACTTCAATTGGTTCTAATATTTCATGAACTCTTTTTTGAATTCGTTCCTGTATTGTTGGTTTTTTTATTTCTTGAATTTCACTCATACTATACCTTATATAGTCTCTTCAGAGAAAAATCAAGTCTTTTTCTTTCTTTTGCTTTCTAAAAGTATTTGTTTCGGTGTCTTTGCACCTGGAGAAAGTTTTGTAATTCTACAAGTAAAAAGTTTCTTTTTGCCTTTGGAAGTGATAATTACAGGCTGTCCATGCTCGTCTGTTTCAATGTCTAACACTGTGGCAACAACATTTCTGAATCTTCCAACTTCTATTTTATCGCCTCTCTTGATGTCTACAATATATGATTTCATCTTTTTGGTCCTATGTATCCTGTTAATAAAACTATCAAAGTGAACACTGTGGCAAACACGATCAACTCCATTAACCCACAAAAGCATTAAAACTAATGCTGATCCTTTCATTGTCTGTCAATTGCTGTTCAACACTATGTTCAATATAACTAGGAAAAAGCAACAGTCTGCCAGTTTTAGGTTTGAAACTGTGGACTCTTCTCGTCATGTCATTAATAACAGATGGTGCTTTCCAGGGCCAATTGCTAATTTTATTCTGATCATGAAAAGAAATTCTAGCATCATTCTCTTCTGCTTGTACATAATAGATTCCGCTTATTGTGTCTGGAACATGATTGTGTGGTCCATGACTGCTGTATTTTCTATTGTTGTTAAACCAACTGCCGGTCATATTACAATATCCTTCTAGTCCTAGATCTTTCACTGCTTCTACAACATTGCCCATGATAAAATTTTTCATTTCTTTGCATTCATCATAATCCAGTATGTTAGTGATTGGACCATAACTGGTGTAACCTTCTTTGGTGTAGGTCATTTCCTTATTGGGATTTTTATTTTCAATATCTTTGAACATAGGCACAATTTTTTCTCTAAATGCTTCTGCTTCACTGTATGTGAATTCCCATATAGGAACAGGAAATATTTCATGTCGTTTCATTATACGTCATCACCTTCCATTACATAGAAACTAGAACTCTTGCCGACAGAATCTTCCTGTAGATAATATTCTTGACCGTCATATTCGACTTCGCTGAATACTTTAAAACCATCACAATCTTCATAGTTTATTTTGATCTTTTTAAGATTGATACCTTCCGGACCTGTTTTAATCAAATCCTCTGTGTACCAACCACCTTTGTTGAAATACTGTCCAAACATATAATGAGTATCCTTGCAGGTTTTAGATCCTTCATTGTGTACTGCTACACATTTTGTTTTGACACCTTTCTTTTTAAACAGATCAAAATCTATCTTGATGTCTTCCACTGTGCCATTTCCTTCTTGATTCCGTTTTGGGTTGCCTTTATCGTCTAACTCTGTGATGTACAATGTGTTGCCGTTTGCCAATTCAGGACCGCATAGGTGAGCGATGTCATCCTGTTCATGAAATGGTCTGTCAAACTGTGCATCTTTAGGCACGTCTTTGTTGGCATTGTCTGGGTCATAATCCACATCCACCATGTACTGCTCAAAATTTTCATTGTTGTACCAATATTCAAATTGTGCAGATGTTATTGTGCCCATGCACACTTCACCGCCATACCTAGTGAATTCAAATTTAAAATACCTTGCTTCATTTTTTATGGCCTTGATTAATTTTTTTTTCTTTTTACTGCTGACTTTTTTTGTTTTGCTAGACTTCTTTTTGTTCGGAAATGCTTCGGACCATTTGGCATCAAAACTGTCAAACTGATTGTATTGTTCTTCTGATTTATTCATGTTCTCCTCCTGGGTCGTTTTTGTCATAATATACTTTGTAAGGTTTTCCGTGCTTGTCATATCCTAGTGTGTATCCTCTGGCTCTTCCCACAGAGTGATATGAATCAAATTTCCATTTTGCGGATAAACTTTTTTTAGTGAATATTATACCATAGATCACCAATGCATGTGCTATCACACTGGTTGTCACATTTATTCCTATGCTGATGAACCCTTGTGTGATTAATGCAAAGATAAATGCCCACATGGTTGCCAGCACCATCAGTATCTGAAATCTAGTCACCTTGGGTAATCCACCTTTGAATGCCTTGTCCTCATCAAACAGTTCAGGCAACATATATTTCACAACCTTGTACATATTATTTGAAAAACTTTTTAAACTTATCAATACTATTTTGTAAAGGCATATAAACCTTTTCAATAAAATCAATATGTTTGGTTAGACGTTTATCCAGTCCATCAATCTTATCGTTTAGTTGTTTCATCTCTTTCAAGAAAACTTTCTTGTTATCCGCCATTGCTTTCTTTATTATTTCTACTTCTTTAGTCATTTTTAATATTCTTCACTAATTCTAGTTGTTGTAATAATTTTAATTTTTTTTGTTCTTTGATCAATTGGTTTTGAATTTTAGTCTGTGCTTCTAGTAAGCCAGTCACTTTACCTAATTGAGCCATATGATCGTATGCATTGTATTTCTTTTTAGCCATCTATATTACCACTGGTCCTTAAAATCATTATACAAAGAGTATTTTGCAGTCAGTTCATCACCTGCTTTAATAGGTGTCGTTGTTACTAGATATTTTACTGGCAGTTGATGCCAGAAGCCTGCAAGGTTCTTACAATTAGGTTTATCTGAATGATTGTAAAATGCACCTAAGGCAGTTCTAATTGCTCCGTGTGAAAAATTTTTATTCATAATATGCACAATGCCAAGCACCACGTCTTGATCAAAATCTTTTGTAGCAAATAACCCCAAGCCTTGTACACTTGACTCTTTTATTGTTATGCCGTCTGGTAATGGTTTATACATCTTTAATCTTTCTAATCATTGTGGCTTTTTTTGGATACAGTTGATTCTTAATATGTTCTTCATCAAATCCACTCATTCGTTTTATTTTGCCATTTACTTTTACAGAGTAAATGTATGGAGGTCCGTTCCAAGGTTCTAATCTTATGTTTTCATATCCTACTGCAATCACTTTAGATTTTTTCACCAATTTCAAATCCTCTGAATCTCATAAATCTTGGAAATCTTAATGAGTATTCTGTTTCACTATCCTGATTTTTTGTGACAGCATCTGCTCTCACTTCCACAATTTGACCAATCAATTGATCCTTGTGTTGCCAAAACTGATCTCTATTATCATCTGATAAACCAGAACCTACATTTGTTTTAATCAATTTGCCATCATCTAAACCTTCACAAATCAAAGCACCCAATTTACCTACATTTCTACCTGTGCCTTCTTCAGTGGCTTTTACTTCTAAACTTACTTCTATGAAAGGTTTTAATTTTAACCAAGCATGACTTCTTTTACATTGATACGAAGCATCAATATCTTTAATCATAATACCTTCATAACCACCCTCTACTGCCCTCTTATTCACCTCTGTGTACGTCTTCTGACCTTCAGGTGTGTCTAAGTTCACAATTTCATGATCCAGCACTGTAACGGCGTCTAAATTGGTTTTGTGTTGTTCATACCAGGCTTTTAACATTTGAGTTCTCAACGTCTGTGTTTTGTCCCAAGCACCTTTTTTAAAATCTTCTAATGGTAAAAAATCAAACAAATGAAGCACTGCATCTTTGGCTGTACCTCCGCTCTTTCTATGTACCTGTTTCATCAAGTCTTGAAAGTTTTCACTCATTACTTCACCATCTAATACAACTGGGTACGGTGGAGGACTGGATTTAACAACATCACTAATTTGTGTTTGTATGTGTCCAAAGTTAGTAAACTCTTTTCCATTACGACTGAACATATCAACTTTACCATCTGGATATACAATAGTAACCACTCTCACTCCATCTAGTTTTACTTCTAACATCTTCTTGCCCACCAACTTCTTTTCATGGTTTGTACTGTCATGGGCAAGTTGGCAAGTAAACACGGGCACCATGTACTTGCCAAACTTATTCTTTTTAGCCACAGAGTTTACAGTTTTTTCTGAAACTCCACATCTTAAATCTTTTATTAATATTCTTCTGTAAAATCCATTCCATTGTTCAGCAGTTGCCGAGCTCATTACCAGTTCAATGGCATCTCTTGCCGCATGTCCTGTGAGTTCTCTTGCGTGTAATTTTTCTGCTAGTTCTTTGAACACTTCCCATTTACAACCTTGTGCAGATATAACTTCATCTTTTGTGGGCACCTGTTTGACGCCAAAAGTGTACAATTTGTCCAAACACATTTTCAAGCCTTCGAAAAATTCATCCAAGCCTTCATTCATAGCATCTAACAGAATCTTTTCTTTAGCCAATCTACTGTTGTCTGCTTCTAGTTTAGCAATAATGTCTTGCGGTTGTGTTCTCATTGTACTAATTTTATTATCTTTTGGCATCAAAGTCAACTCCTATACTGGTTTCAATACTGTTTGTTTTGCCATTTCTTTCCAATTTTCTGGAAAGGCTTTTGCCAAATCAGCAATTTTAAGCACAGTTCTAAGACTGATTTCTCTCAATTGTCTTTTGTAGTCATCTATAAAAGCCACAATTGACTGTTCAGTCTCAGTTGGTAATGCATGTGATTTCAACATACCATCTGTAACAATTTGTTTTATTCTTAGGATCTTCTCTCTAATAGTATCAATTGTTAGATCAATATAATGACATCTACTTTCTAATGCCTCTAGGTGATCTCTCAACTTTTTACTTTTTACATTGTCGAATTTAATGTTTGTGATAAAGATCACTGAACCAGCAAATTCAAAAGTATCTGGCACACCTTCTCTTCTCAACATATGCGAGTCTGTGTTCCAACAAATTTTTCTAGTCTTTTTAGAATCTAAAGCCGCTTTTAATATGTTCAAACTTAAATCGTCTAACAAGATAGAATCACAGTCATCAAACACCAACACATTGTCAGCATCTGAAAAATTGTATAATTTACAATATAATCCTATTGGAGACATTGCACCTTTTACAACTTCGTATTTGGGTCTTGTGTTACCCAATGTACTAACAACACCATATCTATCAAGCACTTGCTCAACACCAAACGATTTACCTACGCCTGGAGGGCCACTTACGATCATTGCTCTCACATCACCTCTTTTGGTTGCTTTAGTCATGTCCGTTAATATGTCAAAACGTTGTCTCATTCTTTCAACAGTTTCTGCATCCGATTCTTCTTTAGGTTGTTCTGGAGCAGAGTCTCTTAATTGATTCTCATTCTCTACATTAATTCTAATTTGATTTTTTGTAGCACCTGGATACTTTGCCAAGTCCTCTATTTTAACAGTAATGAATCCACCTTCTTTGTGAGGGTGTGGTTGATAACCTTTTACAAGTTGGAAAGTTTGATTTTCTACTGAAGTTTTTCTGTAAGTGCCTTCTAGTACGTATATTGTGTTTTTCATATGTGCCCTTTATGTTGCCTTAATTAATTTGCCTTATTTTATTATTATAGTTTCTAATGACCAAAAAGTCAACCAATTAGTCTGCTCTACTTTCGCTCATTACGTTCAAACCATACTGCTCTTCTAATACCTTTGCAAAGGCATCACAAGCCACTTCTTTAATGTCTAAAGATTGACAGTGTCTGTACTGATGATTCTCTGGCATAATATCGTAGTAGGATACTCTCCAACCACCTCTATAACCATTGCTACCAATACCTTGTTTCTTTAACCAACCAACAAATTTACCTTGTGCAGGTCTTATTGAGATATTAGCAAATCCACAATACATAGGTTCTTCTTTACCTTCCATATATGTGTCCACGGCATCAACAGCCGCCTCTTTGGCTACTCCCCACATTGTCATTGGTTCTACTTTTGCGTTTACAAATTTAACTACTTGTTTTACATCTTCTTTTATCATCTTTTTTTCTCCTGTTATTTTTTCAAAGTGTTTGTACATTTTGTTTAATTGTTTTTCTATTAATTCGCTCATTAAACCATCAATTGTTTTTGACCATTCATATAACAAGCACCTGTCCATTTAACAACGTACTCACCAAAAATGTTACCTCTTGGAGCATTCAGAGCCGGTATTGCCCAACTTGCCGCTTTTAGGATATCACCTTTTTTAAACTCTACACCTTTAGAAGATACAAAGTCTTTACTTGCTATAAACGAATGAACTGATCTACCACTACCATGATTACCAGTCATTACTTTAATGTATTTCTTGCCCGGTTTTACTGTGATGCTTTCACAGAACTCTTTAACCATATTGTCTCTAACAGTTCTTTCTGAGTCTGTTTTTGGATTGTTCCAACCAACATAATCTTTTTTAATGTTTTCTATGTATGTGTCTATTTGTGTTTGCATTTGTGCCTCTCTGTTTGTTGCCTTGTTATAATATTATTATACAGTCTGAACTACCAAAAAGTCAACCAAAAATGTGATTAAAGAAGTCCCATTCTATGCGGGTTTTCAGTCTGTGGATAACTTTTTTGAACCCAAATAGTCCTTTTCACCATAGGTTTTTGCCATATGACACAGAACACACAGGGTTTGAATGTTGCTTTTGGAGTCATCTCCTCCTCGACTTTTAAGGTGTATATGGTCTCCATGCATTACACCACGCATGGCTCTTAACTTATGATATTCATCATCGATGTATCCAAATCTTAATTCGTCTGTTCTAGGATCATAACCACAACTAGAACAATTCCAACCTCTGTAGAACGTGTGTGGTCTTTCTGCTTTACCCATACCACCGTATTCAACACATTCCAATTGATGTTCTCTACACAATGTTTGACTGCCCGGACCTTCATACATACTCAACTTGTTGTCACAGTCTTGCAACATACAAGTTTTTCCTTTAAGTTGTTGTTCTGTTAATACTGCAGAACTCTTAAACTTGTCCTTATCTGGATTGCGAATCATTTACCAAAGATCCTTTTTGTCAACTGCATACAGATGTTTGTACTTGGGTGTTTTAAGTTTGGTACTTTTCTTAATTTGTGCAATAAGAAACGGAACACCAAAACGTGGTTCTGTTGTAAAGCCTTTTAAACCATTTTCTTCAAACTCTTCTGGATTTGCTTTCTTATACCAAGTTTCATATGACAGTTTTGCCTTGCTCCAGAACGATCCTGTTTCACTCCAATTGGCTTCAAAGTATTCTTTACAAAACAATGCAAAGTCTAGTAGATACTTGTCATCTACTTTCAACCCATCTTTAAAACAAGCATCAAAGTATTCATAAAGCATTCTTGCTTCTTTGGCTTGTACTGGACGTTCTTCATTGATATAAACCCAATACTTGGCAAACATACGAGTAACATCAACGTCTTTACGTTTTTCCAACTTCTTGGTCATAATTGTATCTGCTAACAATGTGAACGCACCTGACTCTCTTTCGTCACCAAACTTTTCGTGTGTGGCGAACAAACCTGCGTCTTTCAGCAAGTCATTAATTTTAGCAGTGTCTTGCCAAATTGGATCATCACTGTTATCAATTATGGCACCGTAAACCATTTGACGATACGTATCGATAAAATCTAACTTTTCTTTAGCATCACCGTTTAGTAAAATGAAGTTCCTACGAATTTCTAGTTTTTGTTTTACTGGATAAATGTTTACAGGAATCATGGTGTTTGCTTGACGTTCACCAAATACTTTTGTGAGTATAAGGTAGAGTGCAATACTGGTGTGTTGTCCGTCCCAAGCAATATAGTTGTCGCCTTCTTTGTAAACCTGTATAGGCATTACCATAGTTTGACTGAAATAGTTTAGGATCTTTAACACATGACGCATATTCAATGGACGTTGCATTGTGGAGTCAATTAGTATTTTACTAAAATCTACAGGAATTGCCTGCACCAATTCCATCTCACTGAATGAAGACCAATTGTCTTTATTACGTCTTTTGAATTCTTCTACAACTGCTTCTAGTTGTGCTTCAAACTTTGGTGCCAGTTTGAATGCTTCTGTGATACGTGTTTGTAGAGATACGAAATTACTCTCTTTGTGATTGTATTGTTCATTGACAATATCTGCGTGTTTACTCATCTTATATTCCTCTGTTGTCGGCATATCCAGCCTAAGGTTAATTTACACAGTTTTTTTAGAACCGCTAATAATATTATACTGTCTTATTGGAAAATGTCAACTGCCAAAAACTTCAATGTTTATGCAGATATTTTATTCTTCGAATGCTTTTGCTTTTGGATCTTTGCTGAACTTACGCCAAATTTTGTGCAACACATAGAACCAAACACCATTTATGCTAGGTTCGATCAGTGCAACTACACCTGCTTCAAAAAGGCTGGCACCTGTCATTAGACTCACCACTGTCATTGCAATCACAATGTGGCCCAAGGTGTAGATGATCGCTAACGCCAGACTGCTTGTACCTAATAGATGTAAAGCATTGAATATACCTTGTTTAAATTCGCTCATACTTTATTATATAATATTTTTGTATGGTTTGTCAATAGTTAAGTCAAAAAAAAAGGCGACCGAAGCCGCCTTTTTAATCTAGTTAAAAACTATACAATTATAGTTGTACACCTTTTGCTAATGCTTTGTATCCTAAGCCTACTACCATTCTAGATGCTTTACCTGTTCTGTATACTTTAACACCACTTCTTTTGTTAGTGTTTAAGAACACAGGTAAACCTTTGAATCTTAATGCTTGAATTACTGCACCTGGATTACCAGCACCAAATCTGCTTTTAATAGCACTTGATGTTAATGCTTCACCATTTAGTAAAGCAGTCTCTACTCTTTTTTGTATAGTCATAGTTTTTTTCTTAGCCATTCGACTAACTCCTTTGTTTGTTTCCAACTGCTCGGTATTCGATACATCTGAAAACATATTTTTTATTATGTTTAACATATTAATACTAATATACATTCTTTTGTTGTATTAGTCAATAAGGTAAGTTTACCAAAACAGGAACTATCTTCCAGTTTTACTTACAAATTTCTCAGGACCTTCAGTGACAAATTCCAAACCAACCTGTCTACCGATATATAAATTTTTATTTTGGTTCCACTGCATATTGATCTTGGCAGTTTTTTGCACCACCACAGTTAAGAACTCACTCTCTTTAAAAGACAGCACAGCCGCTTCTACTTTCTGTCCATTCTTTAAACATTCTATTATGACTTTGTCATCAAAATGTGTCGTTTCCATCATTGTCCTTATTGTTTGTGTTATCTTGTCTTGAATAAAAATGATACAGAATAAAGTCTGCCCACAGCAGATTTACAAGGTATCCAAACATGCTGTATCTTATATTGAACAGCATTGGCAAAATGAACAGCACCAACCACAACATCAACATGTAATGTCTTTTGCGATTAACGGGTACAGTCCACAGTAACCAGTTCATATTATAAAAAGTTTCTTCTTAATTTTTGTGCTTTTTTAATATTCACCATTCTTTGCTTTGCTTTTTCTCTTTTGATTTCGCTAGGCTTTTGATAGTATTGTCTGTCTTTCAATTCTTGAAAAACACCTGATGTTTTCATCTTCTTTTTCATTAACCTTAATGCTTTTTCAACATTATTATTTCTAACTTCTATCTTCAATTTAACTCCTATTTTTATTTTTTATTGTCGGTTACTCTAATTTAACTAAAATATAACACTAATTAGCCATAAAGTCAATAGGCAATTAAATAGTTTTGGAGATGTTAAAATGGTTAAAAAGTCTGACAGAGTTATTCGTAGAGAGCAGAAAAAAGCCAATAAACAGATCAAGAATCAATCACGCCGTAAACCAAAAGGTGTGAATGACGTGTCTGAAGAAGACGCAACAACATTTCCAAAATCCCATATAATCACCCTAGATGATCTGACTAAACCAGATTCAGATAAATAGCACTTGAATTTCGGTTAATAAATTTCCAATTATAAAATATGATCTGCTACTTTTAAGTCAACCAATTGTTTGGCTGTGAAGTATTGATCGGAAGGATTGTTGAATTTTTTACGAACATCTACCAAACTGAATCCAGTAGCATCTCTTAATATCTGCATACATCTTTGTTCACAGTTGTTGTTTTCTTTCATCTGTGCTTTCATATCATGCATTTTGGATTCCATTGTGTCCGAGTGTTGATGATTTAATATACCTGTGTTTTTACCAATGTAACGTTCGCCTTGTTTGCCACTGGCGAATATCAAAAAGCCTGCACTCATCACAGCACCAATACCAATTGTGCTGACATGATGATGACTGTTTCGCATCACATCTATCAATGCAAATGATTCATAAAGATCACCACCCACTGTGTTGACATACAACTTCAATGTGCGTTTTGGTTTTTTGTTGAGATTGGCTGACAGTATCCATTTGACTGCTTTGCTGATATTATCTTCTGTGATTTCTCCGTTCAAATAATGAACGTCATTGTCATAAAGACTGACCTCAACTCTTTCGTCTGCACTGTAATTTTCGTATTTTTTCATAATATACTACTATTTATTGTCGTTTGGATATAATGAAATATAGTAGCAGTTAATGAAATTAATCTATTTGAGTCCAGGATTTATTCGCTAATTGTGAGTCCTCTGCCCATCTGATGAACAGTCCTAATTCTTTTCCATGAGCTTCTATTTCCCAAGGCAGATCCCAATAATTTATGGACTTGTCGATGATATTGTTTTGCCATCTAGTGGATCCTGATCTTGATAAGTCCACCAATTCGCCTTTGGAGTATTGTTTGACATGCACCATTTCGTGTGCAATGGTCTCCATCATTTTACGTTTGGAACCTGTACTGTCAACAGTGATGGTGAATTCTTTTGGATTATGATTGGAGTCATCGAAATCAACCTCACCTAATATACCATCTTCCTTATAGAGTGTTCTTGAAAACTCTACATCAATCACAACCGAATCTTTAATTTTTAATTTGTCTGCACAATAATGTACCAGACTTTCGGTTAAGTCAGTAACTTTTCTATTTGTACCAGAAACTGTAACAATCATTATGAGTTGGCAATTTCCATTGCCATTTGCTTAATCTCATCTGCAAGAAACTTAATTTCTTCTTCTGATTTGTTGTCAGCAACTGCTTGTTCTACCTCTAAACTTTTTTGTTTCATGGCAGTCAGTTTCAATTTTATATCTTGTATATTATGATATTTTAACATACAACAATATTAACACAACTAGATGTTAATGTCAATTGCTTATTTTAGGAAATAGTGCATCTGTACAGAACAATTCAACGTCTTCTTCTTTTAATCCCAATGACTTCATTACTCTTGGAGTATGCGGGTTTTGTTGTTGATTGTGGCAATAATAATTTTGTGCTTCTATTGTATCTTGTGCTTTTGCTGTATTTTTGTATTCTCCAATAGAGTCAAAATATACTTTTAAATTTTCCAATGCCAAATCCACAATTGCTTTGGATTCTTCTTCACTGCTGACATTACCTGCCGCAACCATTGAGCCACTGAATATGTTCAATGCCCACTGTGGTAATTCACGTTTCTTACTGGGTATAAATTCTTCAACTGCTTCTTTAAACCAATCTATCAATGGATGCTCTTCACCACCTGAACTTTTTGAAAAATCATGAAATGCACCAGTCATTTTGTTTTTGCCTGCAATCACATCAAAACCGTATATAGGTCCATTGTTGTCTAGGTTTGGAAAAATACACACGTGCATCATCCATAATCCTTTTGATTCTCTGGCATCCACAACATCTATGTGACAACGTCTACAATCATCAGTTTTCCATACTCTGTTGATCCAACCATTGTCTGGTTGATTGAATTGACTCATACCTTCTTCTTGCACTTCTGTGCCTCTAGCATCAAACTCTTTGATAATTTCTTCTTTACAATCTATTAGTGTATCCCAAATTTTGCTCATAATTTAATATATAAACGGATCATCCGTTTCTATTCCTTTCAATGCTTTTACTCTTGTTTCTAAACTGTCTATTGTGGTGTAGATGTGTCCTGTATCGGTTTCTTGAATCAAACTTTTAAAATATTTGATTTCGTCTTCTAAGATTTTTACTCTAATTAAATTGCCTGGAAAGTCTTTAATTTTTTTCTTCGGCATTGTGTAAGTCTTTGAATAATTCTGTAGCAAATTCAAAACACAGTTTGGCTTCGTCAGCCATGCTATCATCTGTTTTGTTTCTGATTCTTGTTTTAATTTCTGGAATATCAGCTCTACCAAATTCATACATGGTGCCACTGCCTGGTGCTCTTTTCTTAATCATTTGACCACCACTTAAATCTCCCATGTGTCTAACATAGATGTGAGCCATTAATTTTTTAGGATCCTCTTTGATTGTGTACATGTGTTGGATATATTTTTCAGTGCTAGGAGCAAGTTCTGGCATATCTTCTTTTTTCCAAAGTTCTTGAAAGTCAGCCAATATAGCAGGTGCTCTACGTATCTGTGGAAAATCATTGAGTAGTCCATGTGCCATTGCACAGGCTTCTAATAAATTATATATGGCATGTTGATTGAACAAGAACTCTGCATACAGTTCTTCACTCATCTCGCCACTCATTAACACCTTAACAAATCCTTGACGTTCTGCGTCTTGGTGTACTTCTTTTGTTAATTCTTTCAATCCCATTTGAATCCTTATTCTTGTTCTATTTTAATTTGTAAAGGAAATCCTCTGTCTCTACTTTCGTTGGTGGCTTCAGTTCCTTTTTGCTCTGCTAATTCATATGTATACAATCCTACAACCGCAGAACCTTCCTTGTGAATCTTGAGTGTTAGGTCTTTGGCTGTTTCTGGTGTGTGTTTAAAAATCTTTACCAATATTTCAATTACAAAATCCATTGGAGTTACTTCGTCATTCAACATGATGACTGTGTAATTTTTTGGTGTTTTCAAAATTTGTTTTACTTTCGAATCTACTTTTACTTCTAAATCAGTTGTCATTTTTCCTTCTTATTGTTAGTTAGGTAGGGTGTTGCCACCCTACCCATATTCTTAGTTACTTTACTTCGATCGTTCTTGCTTTTTTACCTTCTGGAATAATACGTTCCATAGATATTTTTAGCAAACCATCTTTAAGTTCTGCTCCTTTTACTTCTACATCGTCAGCAATAGTAAAGGCTTTTGAAAACCATCTCTTACTGATACCTCTGTGAAGCATACCGTCTACGTCTGGATCTTTGGCTTTTTCCTTAGATTTGACAGTCAACATATTGTCTTTGTATTCAACATCTATGTCGTCTTTTGAAAAACCTGCAAGTGCAAGTTCAACGTCATAAGTGTACTCACCAGTCTTCACTATGTTGTACGGTGGAAAGTTTGTAGCAGTCATGGTGTTGAAACTGTGATCATCAATCATTCTTTCGAAATGATCGAACACATTGTCAAATCCTACTGTTACGGGTCTTAATTGATTGAATATAGATAGTGGTTTATTTGTCATCGCTTTTCTCCTTTTTAAGCAAGTTAATGTATGTAAGTCCTATCAAGCAACTTACATTATTATTTATCACATTGCTTGTCTGTGATATTGTATTATATAATAACTCACTAGGATAAATCAAGAGTTAAACCATATATTTTTGTGATTAATTTTACCAAAATCTGATTTACTGGCACCTTTTTTTACACCAATATTAAAACTTAAACCTCTAGTATCTGTGGTCAACAAATAATCTAACCCATCGTATTCAAGTTCATGAAACACGTATGTGTTTTCACATCTACTGTACGTGAGTTTTAACTTGCTTAAATCAAAATTAAAATTTTTTTGCTTAATTTTTTCTTCTGAATACCATACTCCTTTTTCTCGACTGGTACCTTGAAAATAATGCTTGTCCATCAGACCTACACTTTTATTTCCACTCCATTGAAATCTTTTGCTAACTTGAATGCCTGCACGTTTTATAGATCGCAGGTCCAACGGGACACACATGAGTGTGTCTTCATACTCAAACATATTGTTGAAACGATCCACATACAGTTTGTTGTAAGGTTTTACTAGTATTCCTGAAATATGAGCAATGTCATCATACTCATACCAGTCTCTATTCAATTGTGCTTTGGATGGCACTTTGTTAAGCATGTTCATATCTCTATATTGAGACATGTAGTTTCCAAATTCTCTGTCAGATTTTTTGTGCCAGTATTTGTATGCTTCTGCTGTGATTTCGCCCATGGCAATTTCGCAACCAACACCTTCTAATCTAATTTCGTAATGCTTGGTTTCGTTTTTTATGCGTTCTAAAAATTTACGCTTTTCCTGAATTGATGCCATTGTGTTACTTTAACACAAACAGTTTATTCTGTCAATGGTGGGAAGCCGTTTAATTTTGCCAGTTCGTTGTTGTCTTTGGTCATGGCAATTGAAGTGTTGAAACTCATTGATATTCTCACACTGTCCGAACGATTGCCTTCTACAGAATGCTTTACCCAACTAGGAAAGATTAATACTCCACCACTTACAGGTTTGTACGTGGCTCTTACTGCACTGATATGATTTCTTTTTGGCATCACTCTTGGTAAGAAAAATTCTGCATTGTCTTCTCTTTCAAAGTGTATGTTACCCATATTTTCTTCTGGGATATCAATATAATACACACCACTCAACACACTGTCTCTGTGATCGTGTGGATGGTTGTAATCACCCTTGCTGTTAATGTTCCACCAATAATCGCTTATTTGTAAGTCCATCAATCCTGCCATCTTGGTGCATTCGTTGATACAGTTTTGAATTGATTGAATAAATCTTTCTATTGCAATTGGTCTTTCGTCTAATATTTCAAATGACTTACTTTGCCATCCGCCGTAATTGGATGCAATTTTGCCTTGCTCATCTTGTGCTTTTAATTTAATTACATATTCTTTTAACTCTGAATTGTTGATTTGTTTTAATTCTGAATTCCATATCACAGTAGGAAACCACAAGTCTGCTTTCATTGGCATTAATTATTCTCCAGTTCTTCTATTTTGCTAGGTAAAAATTCTAGGTCGTATATCTTATTATTGTTGATTAGGTTATAAGCAAATGCATCACTGCCGTCATAAAAATAATAACAGTTTGGTTTATTTAGAATATATCCCAACAGCCATCTATCTTTAAACGTGCCATTCACATCCAGCAGTATTACATCGGCAAAATTTACTGCTTCAATTAACCAATTAATGTTCTGTTGATCATCAGGATCTGCAACTTCAAACATATACAGGTTGATGTCATTTTTAAACTTTAATGCTTTTTGATTGAATTCTTCTTTGACTGCTGTTCTAGGATTGATCATCAACACACTAGAATTGCCATTGAACAATTTGTCTGGCTCTGTGATTAAATTTAGTTTTGGCATACAAATAATTATGCTATTATTCGTACAGTTTCTTCCAATGTGATTGTGGCGATTGTTCTTCGTTTTGGCTGTATGATTCTGGATATACAACTTCAGTAAGATTTGGTTTTAGTCTTCCTGATGTTCTTTCTTGACTTGCTGATTGCGTTCTCTCATTATGTACGATAAAGTCTTTTTTTTTGAATCAGTGTCTTTGTTTTCCAATTCATACTTGATTTCATCTTCGTCGAATCCGTCTGATTCTGGTTTCTTAACTTCTTTTGATACTTCTTTTTCTGCTTCTTCGATCATTTGGTTCCATTGTTCTAATGGCATTGGTGGTTCAACTGGCTCTGGTTTCCTGCCACCCAATGTTAAGCCTGCTCCAGTTAATCCAGGATGTACAACTTTTCCAGATTCAACTGGTTTTACTTCTACTTCTGTTTTGGATTCTTCTGCAATTATTTCTTTTTTGTATTCTTCTGCAATCTTTTCTAAATTCTCTTTTTCTTCTTGTTCACGTTTTTTAAATTCTTCAAGTTTTTCAGCACTAGGCATTGTAGATACTGGCTTCTTCTCAGCAATACTACTCAACTTGATTGGATTGCTTTTCACTGCTTTTTGTTTTTCAACAATCTCAGTTAAACTGTGTCCGCCCGATGGTGCAGGTGGAGTTGTTAGTGGAGTTGTAGGTGCAGGTGGAGTTGTAGGTGCAGGTGGTAATTCACCGTGCTTGTCTATGTATCTCCATCTAAAAGTGTATTGTGAAGCAATCAACAATAGCACTGCTAAAGGATCAAACACAAAAATAATTGTTATGATCACCCATCTCACTGCTTCTTCTAATAAATTTCTATCTGCTTGTTCTCCATACACAAATTCAGCAATATATCTGATAGGTCCTACTTCAGATTCCAATTTCATTAACTGACCTTTTAACGGTTCTTGTTCTATGATTAGCACTTCTATTCTGCCTTGTGCATCAAAAATATTCTTTTCTGTTGTCTGTATAGTAATAGAATTCTTGTCCAATGTGTTGTTGATTTGAGCTCTTAATTTATTGATGTTTTCCTGAGCATCTGTAACTTGTTTATTGATTCTATCTCTTTCTGCTTGTTGACTTTTACGCACTTCCAAGCCACGTTTGATATTGTCACCTTTAAACAAACCTTTACCTTGGTCTGTGTAGGCTTTAACATCTGCATCTAATACTTCTAATCGTTTGTATGCATCATCTATCTTCTTTTGTTCTATCTGGATGTCTTGATTAAACCTGTCATTACTGCCCGTGCTTTGCCCTGTTAGACGCTCTAAAACGTCCTTTTGTCGCTCTATGTAACTGTTTTCAGCTCTTACTTTATTGTCTATGATTTCGATTCTTTGAGTAACTGTGTCTGAAGATAAATTTTGATCCACGTGTGCTTTGGATAGGAATCCAAATATACCCATGGAGGTGATCAACATTAGAACTAATACTGCTATTGATAGATAGGTTCTAAGCCACCAAGCCGCTTTGCTCCAGTATCTGTGTAACCATACTGCTGTTACCAGTTTGCCTACTTCTAAGGCAGTACCCATAATGATAATTGGCACAGCCGCCGCGGCGAATATTGCCACTAATCCAGCCACTGAATAATAGATTGCTACACCTGATATGGTGAGAGCCGTAAGAAATGTAATAAGTCCAAATAGCATACTGTTCCTTCTTTGTATGCTATATTTACCTATTTTTACCTAATAAACTGCCAACCCCGATATGCAACATCCTTACAGGCAGTTTCCTTAAAGTCTCTTGCTCTGTCTTTCTTTTGAATTTGTGTAAAAACAACTCTGCAATATCCACCACCATGCGGATAACTTGCAACCACTTTTACAAAACCATGTGTGTCTGCTTCAACATTGTGCCATGCAACCACTTTGCCTTCTTCCAAATTGTCCAATGCAAAGTACACAGCCTTATCCTGTTTCTTTTGATCTTGTTTGGATAACTTGCTCATGTTGTGTCTCATAAAGTTGTACCAAACTTCTACACTTGTTCCAGCATGGGTGTAGTTGTGACTAACACTCTTTTGACTGCTTAGACTTTTCGAAGTATTTGAGGTTGTTCCACAAGCAGTTAGTAATAAACTACTTAATAGGATTAACCATTTCCCACGAGCCATCAAATTTTTGACAAACATATCCTTTTTTCCTTATCCATTGTTGACTGATATACATATCGAACCAATATTCTTTGCATTCCTTTGCTATGCCTGAATATGCTAAAAAGTCTTTTGCTCCGTCATCACACACCAAAGTTTCGACTATCTCCTTATTGATAACCTTTCCTTGAGTGTTCTTTGTAATAACAGTTTCCGTTTTAACATTACAGTATTGGTCTGACCACACTCCGCCTGCATGAGCAGTTGTTGAAAATATGATCAATCCCAGTATGAGAAATGCAAGTGCGATTATGTAATAAACGTTTCGCATATTATTGCTCAGATTGTTTCAATACTTTATCCGAAGTGTTGCTGATTTTTAACTTACTCAATAATTTCTTGTTGTTTTTATCTTCAACAAGGTTAATTATATTTTCAACATCTTTCTTGGATATCTTCATTAAAACAAATGATCTGTAATTGCTCTTCTCAGTGTTGTATATTGTTAATTTCTTTTCAACAGAATATGTTCTTAACACAGTCTGTTTAATCATATTAACAATCACATCTTGAGCTTCTACTGTTCCAGTCATTGACTCAGAAGCACCTTTTTCAGAATAGTTGATAGATGTCTTATTGTTCATCTCACCATTTATTCTATCAGTGATCTTCGCTTTTGCTTTAAGAACTGCCTTCTTTTGCGACATTTCCATATCTGGAGATACTGCTACTGCTACCGCATAATAGAATCCATCTCTAAAGATAAACCCTTCTTTGCCAGTATCTGCGTGGTTAAGATACCAAGCCGGTACCTTCTTTGCTTTTATGTTTTCTGTTGGTAACTGTACCATTCTACCCGAACATGCAGATAAAACAAAACCTAATACAAGTACCATTATTATATTAATGTGCCTTTTCATAAGCCTCCTTTGTAAGTTTAAAGTATATAAGAAAATGCCAAAATAGTCAAGTGTTAAATACCAAAAATAAATGGCGTGTTTATTGACTTTTGGTGATTGATGTTACCAAAATGTTACTTGGATACTGTATATTCGAAGTTTTGTGTGGTCTCATTCTTTTGAATCAGTTTTGCACCGTTTCTCACATGAAACTTCTCTGCCATTTTAGTAAGTGGAGAAAGGGTAATCAACCTATTCAAATGGTTCGAATGTTTGATCATTTTGTAAACTTCGTCCACAATCATTTTGCCACCACCTTTTTTAAGACTCCACACTGTGTAAGCAATAGCAATTGATCCTTGCACTCCTGCTCTGTGTGTGGCTTGTAGATATGCATCTTTAGAAAATGTGTCTAGGTCTTCCACAGTTTTAGGTATTTGATTAACAAAACCAAAACACATCACAGCCATGATATCTTCACCATGTTTCAGTCCATATATTTTTCTGCCGTAGGAAGTTCTAAATTTCATATCCAGTTCAGGACGCACTGGGTCTTTGGAAATATCAACATCATGCAACTCAACCAACTCTGACTTTTTGAGCCATTCAAAATCAAACCATTTATTGATTTGCATTTCCTTGATATGATCGAAATCAAACCATTTTTTAATCTTGTTTGTGGTCGTCATCGTATTTTCTTATTTTCAATAAAATTGTTAATACCACCACAGTAACACCCATGCCTAAAAAAAATAATCCTATGCCTGCTGATGCTGTCATTTATGCTCCTGTATATTTTTGGTTGCCTTGATGCCATCCTATGTCTTCTATCTCTTCACCACAACATGTAGGACAACAATAAAAATTTTCTAATGATTCGTCTTTGTCTAGTTCCTGTGCAACACCTCTCCATTTGCAAGTCCAACAAATCCAGTTCCACAATTCCTCTGTTTCGGTCTTTGTGTTAATCATAATATGGCTCGTTAAAATTAGGATCGTCTACACCTTCTACTGCTGTTACTTCATGAACATAATGTTTAAGCATATTCTCAACACCCATTTTTAATGTTTGAGTACTGCTTGAACAACCTGAACATGCACCACTCATTAACATTGTGGCAATACCTGTGTCCATATCAAACTTTTCAAGTTTTACTATACCTCCGTGCATTGCTACACTGGGTTGAACATTTTTTTCAATTATGGTTTCAATTTCTTTTATAATTTCTTCTTTAGTTCTATCACTCATTTACTTGTTACCCTTCATTAAGGTTATCTCTGTTGCCGCCTTACGTCCTGACGCATCATCATCGTCGGCAAACACAGGCACTTGATTACTTTTGTGCATCGTGGCAATACCAACCAACCTACGTTTTCCTGTGTATCGCATTTCTTCTTTTTTACTGCCAACGCCTGGAGTATTCACAGGGATCTTGTTGCCCATAGCAACACCTGTTCTTTCCTGAATAGGTTCTATCACCAAAGGTTCCGATTTCTTTTTTCTAAATTTAATCTTGTCCAGTCCTCTGGCTTTCAACCATTCCTGATGTTCCTGTTTAGCCTGTCGTAACGATTGTGTGTTGGGCAGGCTGTGTCGTATTTTTTTTGGTTGTTTCAAGATAATAAATCCCATTGTTTAATTCTACTGTATATTTACTTGTTTGTCAACTCTTCAATTTTTTGAAGTATGATTTGAGGGTATTCTTCATTGGTACTCCAAGCACTCAAACCAAATACCATTTTAACAATATTGGGTTCATACTTGTCAGCATCTCTTTCTGCTCTAAAATTTTCATATGCAGGATGTCTGTTTATGATAGCAATTACATCTGCAACACTCTGACATTTTGTTTCATATTTTTTTACACCAAATTTAGCATTAGGTATCGCGGCAGGCTTCATGTGTGGTACTTCATCTAAACTCCAAGTTCGCACACCAAACAATGCATTGCCTTCTGTGGCAAATCTACTTGTACCACTGGCTGATTCCACAATAGCCATTGCAACTAAAATATTTCTTGGTATTCTCTGATCAGTTGGCAGTGTCCAGTTGATATAGTCTATACATCTATTCATTGCTACAACAAACGTTTTAGGTCCATCAAAGTCAAATTCTGGTTCATGCAAACCAAAACTTTTTGCCATTTCAACCATTCTTTCGTCTTCTTGTTTGATAATTTTTTTGGTTACTATACTGTTAGGATTGAATGTTCCGTAGGTGTATGCTAATAAAAGCACACCCGCCATTGCTAATACTTTGTAGCAGAATATTTTTACTTTGCGTATTGTTCTATTAGAAGGTGTTAGTTCTTGTTTAACCTTTAATAAAAACTGTAAAAATTTATCTAAATGTTTTTTGTACCAAACAGCCATAATAATATTATACACTATTTAGATGTTAAATCAAGCGGAAAGAATGGGCTATTTTATTGACTTTTTGAGGTTCTGTTTACAGATTTCATACCAATATTGTCCACCTTCTCTCAACAGTTCGTTGTCTATTCGTAGACGTTCCATTCTCTTGTGTATTAGATTCCATTGATACTTTGAAATAACTGCGTTACGATCTTGGTATTTGTCCAACCGCATGAGTATATCATCTATTATAGGGCAAGTGATATCAGGCACTTTGGGTGCTTTCTTTTTCCACTTTTGCCAAGCAGTTGGTTTCTTTTTGATTGTAGGCATAACAACAATATTTAGATATTGCAATTACAAACTTAAATGAAGACTTAATGAAAGTAAAATGTGGGAGCCGAAACTCCCACACCTGATCTATTCTGTTGCCCGGCAGATCAACCGCCAAGTGGCCGGTATTAAGCGGCAACCAATTCCTGATCAGCGAATACGCTCATCGGAACCGTCACTTCTGGTTTAAATGCGTTTGCATTTGTAAATGATCCTTTACAGAGATCGGACTGATAAACTCCATGTGCTTTTCAACTCCGGTCGAAACCAAGTACACCCCCTCATAATAAACCAGATTATTATAAATGAGTGTTGGTGGAGGTGGAGGGAGTCGAACCCTCGTCCCAAAAGTGTATTACACACACTTCAACGTCTACAGTGTATTTAAACAGATTTTTTTGTAAATGTCAAGACTTGATTGGTGACCATCTACCATCTTTGCTTCTAACTTTGTCAGAATGCTCTACTTCAATAGTGAATGGTTTGGTGCTGTCAAAGTCTTTACCGTGTGCAAACACGAACTTATGACCTTTTGACGTTTCAGTCTTCCAGTAATTGATAAAGTCTTTAATCACAATCTTATTCTTTTGTATTTTAACTGTCATATGCTTAATGTAGCATACACCAACTAAAATGTCAAGCAGTGATTATTCTTTAATGATTTTGATATCGGTAGCGACTTGTCTATCTCTAAACTCTTGTAATTGATATTCAACAACATCACCGTCCATAACTTCTTTTATGTTAGCGGCTTTAAGAGCTGAGATGTGTAAGAAAATGTCTTTTCCTTCAACGTCCGGTGTAATGAATCCAAATCCTTTTGCTGAGTTGAACCATTTAATTTTACCTTGTGCCATATTATTCTTGTTTCTTTTTTTTATCTATGCTGTATTTATTATATTTTAAGAATTTTGTAGTGTAGAGTTGCGGACTTTTACATCCGCAACCCTGTTGAATTACATAGAGTTTTTCTTCTCTTGTATTTCTTTTCTTCTAACTTTAACTGCTTTGCCTAAAGTACCTAGAGCCTTTCTTGCTCTAGCCGCCGCGGCTTTAACACCTTTAGTTTCGAATGCTTCTGATTCTGAAATGTAAGATTCAAAAGCAGTTTTGATTTCTTCATGAGTTGCCATGATGTTTCTCCTTTATAACGTTATAAATTTCAGTCCAATCTTTTACTCTTTGAACTGAACTAGTATCCTCATTATATACTGAATTGTGAGGAAGGTCAAGTAGCAATGCTACCAAACCCATTTTGTGACCTACCTCTGCGTTAGCAGGTTTATCTTCTATCCAAATGGTACCTTCTGGTATTTTAGATAGGGCTTCGTGTTTGTCTGCTCCTGTATCCAAACATTCAATCTGTTCAAATACATCACCAAACAGTTGCTTAAGATTCTCTTCTCTCAATAGATTGGCTTTTTTGTCCAATGTTTGACTTGTAACCACATGAAATTTATATCCCAGTTCTGCTATTTTTTTAACATTTTCAACAGCACCCGGCATAGGATCCAGCGATTTCATCCATGCACTTTCATTGAATACTTTTATCAACACTTCGCATTGACCTTTATTCAGATGATAGTTCATGTTCATTTCATAATGGTCACTGGCATGTTTGGGAAAGCCTTGAAACGCCATCCAGTCGTCAAATGCCTGCTCCCAATTGAGTAACACTCCGTCGCAATCTGTTGCTATAATTTTTTGCATCATTTGGGTAATGTTAGTCCTGATGTACCTTCTTGATATTGACGTGCCATGCCATCTTCTGTTTCAGCATAACACACAACATTATTTTTGTGTATTTCTATTTCAGCATTTTGTGGCACTGTGAATACAAATGGTCCAAGACCTATTCCTTTGTTGGGAATATTGACCACAGCCCTTGGCTTGGATACTTTTATTGTATCTTCTTTGATTTCAACTAATCTTGCTAGAACTTCTTCACCACTCATCAATTTGATTGTGATGATATCTCCTTCTTCTATACTAGGCATTATCGCTCCCTTGTTGATCTATTAATGTTTTTAATTCTTGGTATCCGCCAATGTGTTTTTCATCAACAAATATTTGAGGCACTGTTCTTGCTCCTGGAACTGCTTCTTGTAACTGTTGCACAGTCCACGTTCCGTGTGCTATATTTCTTTCTTCAAACTCTATGTTTTTTGACTTCAACAAGTTTTTTGCTTGTTCACAGTATGAACAACCTACGTTGCTCCATACAATCGCTTTAGTTATCTTTGACATTTGGTATCCTTATTGCTCCTATTCCTTCTTTGTGTAGATCTTTTATTTCTTTATCTGATGCTGTACCGTATATATGGTCATCACGTTCTCCCAGAGACGCTTTCCGAGCCTCTTCGGCAAAGTTGTCTCCAACATTTTCACAGTTTTTCTCAACCCATGTTTTAAGATGTTGCAGTGTTGATCTGCTGTTGAAGAATGCTGTGTTGCTTTTTTTACTTTTGACTGCTTTGGATTTTAAGTTTACGTTGGGTGCCATCACGGCTCTACGTACACTTGCATTTTCACACACAGGACATTGGATCAGTTTTTTATTTTTTTGATCCAAATATGATTTCTCAGATGCGAACCATCCTTCAAACTTATGATCTCTTGCACAGAGTAAATTATATTTGGGCATGAGTTATTATAGCGTCTTTGTCGAGTAATGTCAATGATTACAGATGATGTTCTGGAGTTTGCGTAACAACATCCTCGTCTTGTTTATCAAGATACACACTGATAGCAATCATGGCAATACCAAAACCAATTAGTACCCAAAGGAAAAAACCATCTTGAGGATTTGTTAACAAATGAATTAAAACTTCTAATCCATTCATTGAATTAAAATCTGTCATTATAAAGAGAACTTTTTGAATTGTCCTTTTTGGACATCTTGTTTGATACCGCCAACGATATAGGATTCCACCTCCGTCTCTTGAGGAGCCACCTGCATACCTTTTGATGACAACCAGTGTTGTGTCCAAGGTAAAGGATTTTGTGATGCTGACACATTATATATTGGATCATATCCTAATGCTTTTAATCTTTTGTTAGCAATCCATTCAACATATTGTCCTAACAGTTTTTCATTAAGTCCTATTATAGAACCATCTTTGAATAAATGTTTTGCCCATGCTTTTTCTTCTTCAACACAATCTTTGAACATCTGGATCACAGTTTTTTCTGTGCCTTTCATTGCTTTGGTCATTTCAGGATCGTCACCTTTTTGCCATGCTTTGATGATGTGTGTTGAAAGATTCAAGTGTGTGGCTTCATCTCTAGCAATCAATGAAAGTATTTTCGCTGAACCTTCCATTAATTTAAGTTCGCCAAATGCAAATGTACATGCAAATGAAATATAAAATCTTAAACCTTCTAATAGGTTAACTGTGTTCATTGCATAATACAATTGTTTTTTAAGATCAATCATGTCCATCTTTTTGCCTACAGCATAATCTAATGCCATCTTGCCAAACTTGTCATACTCTCCTGTTACTGATTGAGCTCTCTTTAATATCTCTTTGTCATCCAGTATAGTGTCAAATACTTCTGCAGGGTCACTGTAGATGTTCTTCATGATGTGTGTGTATGATCTTGAGTGTATGGTTTCAAAGAAATCCCATGTCACTATACATCCTTCCAGCTCTGGATTGGAAACATAAGGTAGGAACATTAGACTTGGTCCTCTGCCCTGCACTGAATCCAACAGTGTTTGATATTTCAGATTACTTGTGAATATGTGTTTTTGTTCTGGTCTGAAACTTTGATAATCTGCTCTGTCTTTTTGTAATGAAACTTCTTCAGGTCTCCAAAAGTAACCAATCATTGTTTGATTTAATTTGTCAAACTGTGGATATTTAAAATCGTCATATCTTTGCACACCGCCATCTTCACCAAAGAACATGGGCTGTTTTAAGAAATCTACTTTCTGTTTATTGAATACTGTTTTTGTCATCTAATTTAGTTATCCGTTTTTAAAAATTATAATATGATTATATTGTACAGGCATCACATTCGCCATCTTCCAAATCTGCTAGTTGTTCTTCCACGGTTGATTCTCCGTTTACTCCATTTGGATGAGCACCATTCACCTTTGCTGACATTGTGTCTATGCCTGCTGGTTGCACATCTTCTTCTTCACCTTTGAAGTCATAAGTGTTTTGATAGTAACTTGTTTTCCAACCATATTTGTATGCTGACAGCATGTCTTGTGCCATTGCTGAAATAGGCACTTCGTTGTTGTCATAGTGCAATGGATTGTAACTCCAATTGCCTGATATGGCTTGATCAAAATATTTCTGCATCATAGCAACCACATTGATGTAACCTGTGTTGTCTGGCATATCCCAAAGCAATGTGTAAGCATTTTTAAGTTTAGGATAGCCTGGTGCTATTTGTTTTAGTGGACCTTTTTTACTTTTCTTAATTGATAGCAATGCTCTTGGTGGTTCAATACCATTTGTTTCGTTACTAACAACGGAAGAACTTTCTGAAGGCATCTGTGCTGACAGTGTGCTGTGTCTCAGTCCATGCTTGGCAATGTCTTTTCTCAACGCCTCCCATGCATATCTTTGTTTGTGTGGCACAATTTCGTCAATTTCTTTCTTGTAATGATCAATTGGCAATAAACCATCTGCATATTTTGTTTGTTTAAATCCTTCACAAGCACCTTTTTCCTGTGCAATCAAGTTGCTGGCTTTTAGTAGATAGAATTGAAATGCTTCAGACAGTCTGTCTACAGAATCCCAAGCACCTTTCTCATGATATTTGTGTCCTTGTTTTGCTAGGTAGTGTGCTAGTCCAATATATCCTATGCCTAAACTTCTTCTTGATTTTGTAGATATCTCTGCCGCTTTAACTGGATAATCTTGATATTCTATAATTTCTTCCAATGCTCTAACTGCCAACTCACATAAGTTTTCTAAATCTTCAAGGTTGTTAAGTTGTCCTACATTGATTGCACTCAAGATACACAATGCTATTTCTCCTTGCGAATCATCTATTGCACTGATAGGCGTTGTGGGCAGTGTGATCTCTTGACACAAATTACTCATTGATACTTTGTCTTTGAAAGATGAGTGACTGTTTGCATGGTCAATGTTCATGATGTAAATTCTGCCTGTTTCTGCTCTTTCTTTCAACAAGTCGGAAAATAAATCTTGTGCTGGAATTGACTTCTTATTGACTGATGAATCTTTTTCATATTTTTTATACAGTGCGTCAAATTTATCTGTACCGAATGCATCATACAATCCTGGTGCATCATGTGGTGAGAATAATGTAATATCTTCATCGTTCATAAATCTTTCATAGAACATTTTAGATATCTGTATTGAATAATCCAACTTACGTACTCTGTTGTCTTCTGTGCCTTTGTTGTTCTTAAGCACAAGGATGTCTTCAATCTCTTGGTGCCATATAGGAAAGTGTACAGTTGCTGATCCGCCACGCACACCATTCTGTGTACAACATCTCACAGTTGATTCGAATTTTTTAAGGAACGGAATGACTCCTGTGTGTTGGACCTCTCCTCCTCTTATTTTTGCATTGATACCTCTGATACGTCCTGCATTGATTCCTATACCTGCTCTTCTGGCAACATACAATCCAATTGCCATGTCACTTGAAAATATTGAAGGTAATGTATCATCTGAATCTATCAATACGCATGAAGCAAATTGTCTAATAGGAGTTCTTACTCCTGCCATTACTGGAGTTGGAATATTGATTTTAAATGTTGATACAGCATCATAGTATTTTTTAACATAACTCATTCTAGTTTTTGCTGGATATTCTGCAAACAGTGTTGCCGCAATCATCATGTACATGTCTTGTGGAGTTTCAAATAAATCTCCTGATGATCTATCTTGCACAAGATATTTGTCTACAACTTGTCTTAAACCTGCATATGTAAAATCAAGATCTCTTTCTCTCTTGATCCATGTATTCATTTTTTTAATTTCTGTTTTATTGTATTTTTCTACAATGCCTTTATCGTAAACACCTGCTTTAATATTTCTTAAAATTAGTTTTAACAAAGGCATGTATTCATATTGACCATGTGCTTCTTTACGCACATCATATGAAAGTAACCTTGCCGCGGCATATTGATAGTTAGGTGCTTCTAATGAAATAAGATCGTTTGCTGAACGCACTAAAATTTGTTGAACTTCTTTTGTGGTCATGCCATCGTAGAATTGTATGTTGGCATTAATTTCTATTTGTGATGAAGATACACCTGCTAATCCTTCACAGGCTTCTTCCACAACAAAATGAATTTTGTCTATGTCTAATGGCTCTGCTCGTCCATCTCTTTTCTTAATTTTAATTGCCGATGTGTTGATGATTGCTTCTTTAGTCGACGTATTCAATTCCATTGTATTCCTATTCTTATTAATTCTATTACGTATTTATCGGTTCTTGTATATGGGTAGTATATTGTAGAATATAGTTTTTGTCAAACTCTGATTTGCTTAATTTTGCCATACTGTGCGTGTCTATTAAACTGTTATTCATTTCAATAATGTAATTAAACTTATGGTTGTTTGAACTATCTTCCTTCTTATAAACTGTATGTATCTTAACATTTTCATCTTTAAAATTATCAGTTAATAAAACAGTATAACTGACTAATAAAGAAATGTCAACAAGATCATATTCATTTTTTTCAATCAATTGCCATCCATCCAGCCAGGTGTCTCTTTTGTAGATATTGGTGTTGGTTTTGGTTCTTGGACAATATTGAAATATGTTGACCAAGACATCAACAGGATCTTCTACTTCATTGATTAAATTACGTATGCTTTGCCAGTCTTCAAGACGTTCGGTATAGTCACCGTAAAAAATATTAGGCTTATGAGATATTTTGAATTTGAATTGTGACATTGGCTAATTCTGATGAATTCACCGGAGCAGGATTAATTGCTTCAATCACTAGAGTTTCGAAATCAGTGTCTGCGTTCAAATCATTTAGTGTAACTTGAAAGTTCAATCCATCTGCTTTATCTCCTTGGAAATCATAATCGTCACTGATATGGCTTGTATTATTTTCTTTGTCTATTATTATTGTAAGAGTGCCTTTTCTCATTCCTGTGTCTACTGTGTTTTTGTAAAGATAATTCATATGAATTGTTTTGCTTGTGTCTGCTGGTAATCTTAAAAAATCAGTGTATGCATTTAATTGTCCAATATTAAATTTATTGGTAAAATTAAAGTTGCCTGAATATGATCCTTCTACTTCTGTGATGTAAGCGATGTTGTTGAAGTTGCGTATCATTGCGTTTGTTCTAGCAAAGAAATCATTTTGAGTAACATTTTGATTGCTTTCAAATTTAATCACACTGTGAACTGGTGCAGTGTCTAGTCCAGCATCATTACCAACTTTTAAAAAGTTGTTTGCTTGACTGATATTGCCTGCTCCATTTTTAATCCAAATACCTTGTTGATTGATTTCATTAAATTTTGAATTGCTAACAGTGTTGTTGACTGGACCTGTTGCTTGTCCAACAGCACCTAGCACAGTGTCTTTTCCAAATACAACTCCGTATCCACATTCTTCAATCATAGAATTATCAAATGTGTTGTGTACAATATCATCATCGCTTGATACTGCATATGAAAAATTAGATATTTTAATTTTTTCAAATTTATTGTCTTTGGATGTTACTGGAGTAGATGTTGCTTCTAATAAAATTCCAATTTGTGTTGCCACCAATGCGGCTCCTTGTGCCTGAACCCATGGACCTTTGATGTTGATGTCTGTGAATGAACTGTTTTTACAACTTGCTAATTTTAATCCTGGTTGTGTGGTGTTGCTATCAAGAGTCAATCCTTTTAATTCAATATTGGTTGCTTGATTCAATGAAGTTGTTTGTGCCGCAATACCTTCGCCATTGATTGTTTCTAACACAGGAAAAACTCCTGTTTGATTTATTACAGTTTTGTCACTGCCGTCGCCAATGATCGAAGCATGAGGAGGTAATTTTAAACTGTTTGTAATTTTGTATAATCCTGCAGATAATTTTAGTGTGATTCTTTTTTTGTAGTTGTCTGCATCTTGTGAACTGCTCCAAGGAAGAAACAGTTGATCAATCGCTCTTTGCAATGCTAGAGTGTCATCTGTTGTGCCATCACCTACTGCACCAAAAGATGTAGCATTGATAATATCATCTAGTCTTGATTGTAAACTTCTTTTGATAGGAGTGGCTGAAGTGGCACCTGTTTGTATGTTTGAACCATTGCGATAAGTGTATTGATCACTCAACGTGAACAAGTTATCATGTTCTGTTAATACTTTAGAATTGCCTACTGCTGGAGCACCTTCAGACACAGCACCATTACCTATGTAAAGTTCTTGTGTGTCCACTGCCCAACCTAGTTCTCCGCCCGCTAGTTGTGGTAATCCAGAACCTAGGTTCTTTCTACCTCTTCTAATCTGAATTCTTGATATTGATACAATTGCCAATGTTTTTCTCCTGCTGTGTGTATTTATCGAGTGACTTGGTATAATTGATGTTGATTTAAACTGCGTGTTTAATATAATACTCTTCTACTCTACGCCACCACTGATCTTTGTATTTGCTGTAATTTAGAGGGGTAATATCAAATTGTTGGTATGTAAAATCCCTAGCACACATGAACACGTGCCCTTCTTTGATATCTGTATTGTAAATTTCATTGTGTGCTTCGGCATAAGCCACCAACTGTAAAAAATAATCTTCGATCCATTCTTTCTTTTTAGGCTTGTTGGTCTGTTTAAAGTCAATGATGCAAGGTGCTCCTTTGTACTCTCCAACACAATCTGTGGTGCCTGCATAAATTTTAGGAAAGTAAAGTCCAATTTCTGATCCCCATATTTCATTAACATCTACCAATGCATTTTTGTACACAACTTGTGCCATTTCAAATGCTTGTTTGGCATAAGGATTAGATCCTGGAGAAGGCCATTCGCCTAGTTCAATATAGTCTTCAAGGTATTTGTGCATTCTTGTTCCTATGCCTGCGGCTTCTGTGGTAATACGTTTTGCATTTTGTTCACCAACTCTTTTGCGCCATTCTATGAGATGTGTTTTATCTTTGGTTGCGTCTAATATTGTGGTTACACTTGCCACAGCACTGCCATCTGGACATTGGTAAACTCTTTTTCCATTAAGAGAGGTTCGTGATAATTTTTTGTAATCTATTTTATTTGTAATTAAGGTCATTTTTTATTGTTTCACTGTTGAATGCGAAACTCATCCTATTGTTGGTTGTACTTAACACATGACTGACATAGTGCCAGAGCCATGATGGAAAGTATACACATTGATTTAGTTGTGGTTGCACACTTACTCGGTCACTATTGAATTCATTTGTTTGTTCAATTATGCTACTCTTGAACACATAACTCATTTGATTGTTTGGATTGATGAATGTAAGTGGAGCACTGCCTTTATCAGCAACGGGCCAATACACAGCACTGAACACACCGTCCACGTGTCTGTGAGGTGATTCAATGGCACTGTTATCACTGCCATCATTTACCCAGAGACTGGAAACTTTTTGTGTGTGTGAATTTGATAATCCCATTTGTGAATGCAGTTCATTAAAACCAATTTCAATTTTATCAATCAGTTCTTTCAGCATGGGGTCACTTTTATCTAGGTGATTACTGTCAGTTGACTTATAATTTTTTGTACCATTAAAATTTATTTCCTGTTTAGCCCAAGATATCAATTGTTCTCTGTTTGCGATGTCTATGTTTTCAACAGCCAGAAAACTGCTAAAGATTGGATTAACTTTCATTAACTGATAATAAACTATATTTTAAAAAATGTCAAGTATTATGTGCGTTTTTTGGTTGCTCTCTTTGCCATGGTGTTTAAACTGGCAGAGCGGTCACCTTTTTTTGTAGGAATGTTTGGTTCTTCAGCGTCAGTGTCAAGTGTGATACCTGACTTGTCAAATGTTTTGATCATTTTTTTGATTGAAGAATTCTTGTTGTAGAGATTTTTAAAACTGTCGTGATTGATTGAGAAGCCTCCGACGTTGGTCATTATCTTGTTCAACGCATCAAAAGACAAGTATGCTTTTTGATTGCGTGAATCAGCACTGCTGATTAAATTTCTAAGAACTTGAATTAACTCTGCGCCTGAGGCTTCAGAAATTAAGCCTTTTTTTTTGAACTTGTTGAAAGTGTTTCTGCTAGTCTTCTAGACAAATGAATCATTGATTCTCTTTTGCTTCTGTCTGCTGGTTCTTCACCGCCTGTTGCTGGTTCGCTTGCCGAAAAATCGTCTGCTTGATCTGGCATGTCTGCATCAGCATCTGTTGTAGGTTCCATCTCTGGTTCCATAGTATCGCTGTCCGCTCCAATTGTATCTGGTGCTTGTTCGCCTGTCAGTACGGCTACGCCGCCTGTTAGTGATTCTCTTGTTGCTTCTAATGAAGTGTATAAAGATTCTAAACTTGGCTTCACTGCATTAGTAAATTGTTCAGATTGTTCTACTCCCATTTCGTCTCTAATAGCATCTGCTAACTCTAGCATTGTTTCAGTTTGCATAGATGCTGTGTCTTCCATCCAACCAGTAATTTTATCAACCATGTCTTTAGCCGCCATTACCAATTGAGCTGATTCTTCTGCGCCTTCTTTAACTGCTTTTTTCTTTTTGTCTTGCACTGCTTTTTTCATAGGTTCTTTTTTATCCCCATCTTTGTCCATGTCTAAAAAATCTGGTTTTGCTTTTTCATTCATTGCTGTGGCTAATAAATCTTCTGCATCTTGAAGTGTAAATTCTTTATCGCCTACTTTAAACTTGTCGCCTTTTTTCATGCCTGCCGCTTTGGCTTTTTGAACTGCGTCTGCGAAAGCATTGCCTTCCATTGGCTCATCTTTTTGTGATCCATCGTCTTCAAATTCGTTTTCAACTTTTTGTTTTGCATAGTGTAAAGCAGATGCTTCGTCACCTTGTGCTGTTGCCTGTCTTTTCTCTATGTCAGCGATCACAGCCTGCTTGTTCATTTTTAATGCTTCTTTGTCCATGTCAAAGTAGTCACCTACTATTTCATCTGCTTGGATTAAAATATCGTTTTGTAATTTTGCTTCTACTGTTCTGTCATTGATTGCAGAATCTAGTACGTCTAAAAACATTTTTTGCTTGTGGTAGTCTTCGTTGTGACTTAACCCATCAAAGGATTCATTTTGCTCTATGTTGACAATCTTGTCCAACACACTTGAACGAGCAGTTTCTAACTGTGCGTCTGTGAATTGATCTAATTGGATTGCTGAGCCAAACACTTTTGACAGTCTATCATTCAACTGTTCTGTTGTTGCTTGGTGTCTAAATTGCTCTATTTTCATCTTTTGTTCCTTTGCTAGTTTTATTTATCAAATATGTAGTCGTCTAGGGTGTCTCTTAGCCTGAGTAAATCTTCCCACACAATATCATATCGTATTTTAGCAGTTTCTCTCTTGATATCATCATCGGTTCTGGCTATTGTGTGTTTGTAAAACACACATTCGTTGTATTTGTTGTGTATTTGGTCATCTGTTGAGCCTATATGACGCAGGCTTTGTTGGTTGTTTTGTGACATCTGTCGGGCCATTGCCAATGCCGCTGTTTTTGTGAATGTTGTGGCAACTTGCTTGTGGTTTTTGATATCATACAATAGAAATCCCATGCTGTTTTCACGCACCACAAAGTTTTTAATCCTCAAACTGTTGCCATGTTGAATGGGCAAACACACCTGTTCAGCCTGTTTGTCTATGAATAATTTAAGTTTTTTAGATAGTTTCTTTAGATCCATTTGCAACCACCAATGTTTTGTCGCCCTGTTCAATGCGACGTACCAAACTCTTGTTAATAAGATTTCGTATCACTTCTTGTTCTCTTTCTAAAAAGTTATCCATATTTGTTATTTCTTTTAGTTTATCCAACATCTGTTGTTCTTCGTTGGAAGTTTGAATTACAAATTCTGTTACAAGTTCGTTTATTTTCATTATTGTGTTGCTTTTTGTCTACGTTGTAGATTGGTAATCACAGGATTTAAATCTTTTTTATTCACTGTGATTGATTGAGGTGCTTGAGCTGACGGAGTTTTGGTCTTCATTGTGACTTCATCTCCATTAACTTTGTCCACTTCATAATCTGTTTCTTTGTTTGCCGCCGTTGGTATCGGCACAGTTTTACCTGGCTTGACTATTTGTTGTTGTGCTTGAGTATTGGTTTGTTTCAGTGGTGCTTTCACTGAGGCCGATTTAATTGGACCTTTAGGCAGTTTGTTAGGAGGCACAGGTGCTCCTGATTTTTGTTGACTGCTCAATGTGTTCAGTGTCTTTTGTAGGTACGGAGTTTCTGTAATTTCAATTATCTTCATGTGCTTATTGGTTTCCTTTTTCCGCCACCACTTCTTCTGAATGTTTTTCTTCCAACACTTCGTCTGTTTGGTCTGCTTCTTGATGCACTGGGTCTATTTAATTTTCCTAATCTAATACTGGCTCCAGCAGTTTTCTTTGTTCTGGATCTCTTAATTTTCATTGTGGATCCTGATCTTGCTTTGGCTTTTTTGATTGCCATCACTGATCCTAATTTTTTAGGTTGAGTACACACTGAAGGAGAACTGACCACACGTCCTTTACGAGGACCTGCTGTGCATCTGTACTTCCTCACCATTTTGCCTGTTTTGGAACGTGACCAAATTTGGACAACTGATTCTGTGACTATTTCTGTAATTTTCATACTTTACCCTGTGTTGTATGAATATTTAGCAGTTGTGGGGGGTGTTTGAATTAACCTGGAAATTTTAATAACAGTACAACAATGGTGGATAACAGTCCAGCAACTATTGTGCCTGTTGCACCGATGATCACTTTCACCATGCTCTTGTTGCCATGTTGAATGTCGGTGTGGATATCTTCAACCTTCTCCTCAATTTTATCCAAACGAGTTTCAAGGTTTTTATATCTTTGTTCACACAAATCAACGTGTGCTTCTAAATTTTGTTTTTCTAGCTCTGTAGCCATTTTCTCTCTCTTCCGGTTATTGTATCAATTTTATTTCTCTTGGAAGATGCCTATTATATTATGCCTCATTAAGCCTTATACTTGTATTTATATAGTGTTTATGTTAGTTATCTAACTGTTTAATGAACATGATGTTGGTATGGTCCGTGTCCATGGTTCTGTACACACCTGTTTTTATATTAATTGATTCGTCCAAACCGATCACCATTGGAACCAAATCAAAATCTTGTTTCAGTGAATCCACATTTACAGCATCAGGAAAATCGGGTTCAACTATGGCTGTCCACACCATGTGTTCTCCCTGATGGTTGTCACCAAATCTCAAATTGGTAATGTCTTGTCGTTCTGCTGTGGGTCCTGACACAATGTTCATATTGGATCGCAGTTGCAAAGAATTTTCAAATGTCATGTAGTTGCTGAATTGTTCAATTGTCTTACTGTCTTTGTCACGATCACGACGAGCTCCAGTTTTTGTTAAATCTAATAATGATAAAATTTTGTATCTCATATGCTGTTGTTCCTAGCACATATACTTATAAGTCGTAAAAAAAGAGCGTCCAGTTTCCTGAACGCTCTTTTAATATTAAAGTTATTAAACTTATAACAACTATTAAGTTGCTACAAATCCGTCTAAGTCTCTTGCTGTAACTGTCGCAGAAGATAAGTTGATTGAATCAACTGTACCCATTGCTCTTAATGTTACTTGCATAGAAGCCGCTGTATTTTGCGAACTGTCTACTAGCATAAAGATTTTACCTGCTGTACCTGTTGATACAGTAGCGATTGGTTGTAGTGCTTGGTTGATTGCTTCAACAGTTGAACCGATTCCACCTTTTGAAGTTAAATTAACTAAAGCGTCTACTTCCATACCTTGGATGTTTGCAGTACTATAATTAGTACCGTGTACATGACCTAAGCCATTTGTTCTTGTTACTGATGCCATTTTTTTTCTCCTTTTTATCGTTAAATGACACACTTCGCTCCGAAGTGTATATGCAAGTATTTATAAGGTTTTGGTATTAATTGTGTGGTAATATATTATTTACGGCTCTTTTTGGCTCTAGATTGCAGTGCTTTTAACACACTCACATAAGAAGGGCCTGCTTTCACAATATCGTCAATTAATTGTATTGCTGGCAGATATGCCTGCACAATTGAAGAAGGTATTGATTTGCCTGACAGTGCTGAATCTATAAAACGTTTCACTGCCACTAGATTTTTGCCACCCATGATGTATCTGTACAGTGCAAGGTCTCTGCCTTGAGTACTCACATCTGGCACACTCACTTTAGGTTCAGCATCATCCACTCTGCCTGTTTCAAGATTTCTATCTGAGGCTAATTTTTCTAGATGTTCTATGCTGTCTGAACTTCTCAATTTGGCTCTTGCGGCATGAAGCAGTCTTGTCACAAGGTTTTGTTTGTCACGTGTAGACAGTGTGTTGAATTGAAACAAACTTCTTCTGATTGTTTTGTAATCTGTGTTTCTTATGTTGAGTCCTGATTCTATGTTCAAGAACACCTGCATGATACTGGGTGCAATCAATCCTTGTTGCAGTGCTGACAAATATCTATTGAATGCCATTGTGGGGAATCTGCTTTTCTTCCTCATTGCTTTGGCACTGTCTGGATCTTTCAGTTTGTCCAGTGCTTCATCGTCACCTGTCACAAAATACACAAAATTGTACAAATCTGTTGAATACATTCTAAATCTATCATAGTTTGAATGTTTTGTTTCTCTGGAATATTTGGAAGCCAACTGTCTGTATGTGGGATATTGATTTAATAGTTGCATGATCAACAATGTCAAATACAATCTTTCAGCACAATCTGTGAAGGTAAGGATCTTCTGGTCCTTTGAATCACGAGTCATACGTGCTTCAAACAATGAACTTAAAAAGTCCAATTGATTAGTAGTTGCTAGGTTCTGCTTTGTCGATTCCATATGTAGACACAAATAGTTGTACCATGTCATCTGCTTGTAAATATTTTTCAAGTGTTTGACTTTGTTGAAGATCTTTTGTAAACTGTGATTTCACCTGAGGTTTTACTGTGGGTGCAGTTAACAATCTTCTCAACAGTGTGGCTTGCTTAAATGTAACTTTAAATTTTTTGCCATCATCTGTTGTCACTGTGTCCAATGGATTTGGATTGCCTTGACTGTCCAATATTTTCCCCAATTGATTGAATATAGAATCCTGTTTGAATTCTCTATCCATTCCTGAATTTGGATCATCTGCTGGATCTATGTCTTTAAACTCTTTTATAAATTCTTTTGCTTTCATGTTGTTCTCCTTATCTATTTATCGCTCTGTTGGCTTTACTGAAGCCAGAACGTTTCACTAATTTAATATTACCTTCAGGTGAACCCAACACATAGCCTTCACCGCCTGGTTTGCCATTGATTGTTGCTGTGATATCTCCTTGAGCCTGATCCAATTGATTGATGATTGAATCTTTAACTTTCATTATTCCGCCAACCAAAAACCATAGTTTGCTGAATGCTTGTACGTTTGCTTTTACATATTCTTTAATTTTGATTCTTTTGGGTTGACTCACAGCACTTGCCGCCAACCATTTAAGAAAATCATCTCCTAATCTGTTTAATCCTGTGTCCACTTTGCTGTTGGTATAAGTGTACAAAATATTAGGTAAATCTGTTAATTTCATTTCTGCTATTTTATTTTTGTTCAACAGGGTGTCTATTTCTGCTCCACTGTTGTTCACTATTGATTTCAATTGATCTACACCTTTAACTTGAATAGGATCTTTTTTATTCAGTGTTGTGGGTGGTATTGCCAACACACTGCCTTGAATAATATCTAAATCTTTAATGGGTAATATTTTTCCGTCCTCAGACAATGTGTGATGCACAACAACTCCTACGGTGCTGTTGCCAATTTTTTGTCCCATGTCGCTTGTAGAGTCCACAGCATATTCTACCACATTGGGTTTGAATACAAAATTGTTTCCTGCTTTTTTAGGAGTTTGAAAAAATAACATGTCTCCAACAAAATAACCTTGAAAGTTTTCAGGCACTGCTTGTTGCATAACATCAAACACTGAAGCCATTTTAGAAGCATACTGTGCCTGTGCTTTTCTTTTTGTAGGATCTTTTCCTCTGCCCATGATAGCACTTTTTAAATCTGCTGAGTTGGTTGCTCTCCCATCATAACCTTTTGCTACAAAACCTGACTTGTCTGTAAAAATAAATTCACCATTAGGATTTCTTCCAAACACCACAGCAGGTGAACCATCCCATTTGATTGTCAATGACTGTGTGCTTTGACTTAATGATTGTAATTGTTCTATTGCTCTGATGGCTCCTTTAGAACCTTCCCAGAAAATTAAATCTTCTGCGTGTTGTATTCTTGATTCTTTAAGAATCAAATTCTTTTTGTCTACCTGTTTAAATTCTACCAGTCTCATATTTTTATTTTGTTTAATAATGTTCTGTACCAACCAATTGGATCATGTATACTCTCTGGCAACGTTTTGCCCATCTTGGCAAATGAATCTTTTACGTCTGCTACCAACGTATCATAATCTGATCTGTCTTTTATTTTTGCATGAATAGTTTCCACAGTGTTTAAATCATTTGCTGTTGCACCTTTGCCCAACAACAGTTCAGCAATCTTGTTAGGATCTTTTGTGATAGGTTCGTTGGTGTCTCTTGCTAATAGTCCTGCTTTGTGACTCCATTTGTATCCAAGTGGTTTGGCAATTGATGACATCATCACGTGTCTGTCTGCCCCTTTGTATGGTGATCCAGGCTCGCCACCTTGAAGACTCCATCTCATCCATTCAGGATCTCCAAACATCAAATCTGATTGAACGTATCCGTTTTTTGCACTGCCTCTGATGGGAGTTTTAAAATGCACACTGATGCCACTTTTCTTTACCCACAGTTTAGGATCTTGTTTGTTTTGTATAGCCCATTGATTCAATTTGTCTGCCAGTTGATCTTTTGAAATCTTATTTTGATCTACTGCAACATCCAAGTCACCAGATGTAGGTGCTTTGCCTGTTGTGCCCAACATGTTAGTTTGTAAATCTAATCCTGTAATTTTTTCTAACCAGGCAAGTGTGGGAGCCACATCTGCTTGATTAATTCGTTGAGTGGCTAATTGTCCATTAGGATCTTTGAATACATTGCCGCCTTCTTTAAGAATCATTTGACTTTTTGCTTTCAATTATCTTTTTTACACCCACTTGAAACTTTTTTGCTTCTCTGTTGCGAATACTGTTTAAAAAACGTCTTTCAAGTTCCTGTGCTTGTTCTTCAGGATAATTTTCACTTATTGTTTGTAGTAAATTCACAGCACTTTCAATGATGTTGGATCCTGTAGTTTCAATAAATGCTTCAGCATCATCAACTCTACCGATGTTTCTCAACTCATCTAATATGCTTCTGGTACGTTTTTTCATAATTTTTTGCCTACTTTTTATTATTTACCGATTAAATCATAATAATAATGTATGTAGCGATAGTATAGCAGTTGTATTTTTGGTTGTCAATCTATAAATTTTTGCCTATAATACATAGATAAATACACACATAATGACACAGTTTTTTACAATGGTTGCAGAATTAGGGCTCCCAATTGCCGCCACAGTGGGCATGGGAGTGTTCATACTGTTCATAATCAAGTACATCTTGAACGGCATAGTGAACTCTATCAAGTTTATTGAAAGTGTGATATCACAGTTGGACAACAGGATTAAAACCATGAACAATGACATATTGAAAATTGATCAGGAAGTATCTGAAAAACTGGGCATTCCAATAGACACAGACAGAGTTGCTAGAGCAGATGGTAAAACAGATGCCCGAAAGGATTAATGGATATTGTTGCTCTGATAAATGATTATGGATTTCCTACTGTTGCTGTGTTCTTTCTAGCATACTTCATCTACTTCCTTTGGAAATTTATTACAACGCAAATCACTCCTAAATTGAATTCAACATCAGCCACATTGATCAAACTGATAGACAGAGTGCGTATGTTGGATAATGATCTTATAAGATTGAGAACCAAAGTAAAAACTTTTAAGAAGAAGTAATAGTATAAACTTTAATAGATTCTGTTTTACCTTTTACAGTGATGCTGTCTATGTATTCAAAACGATACATGGTTTCAATTGTGTGTCTTGTGTCTTCACCAATCACAATAGTTTTTTTCAATGTTTTACTAGAACTTTCTAATCTTGATGCTAGGTTCACTGCATCACCAATCACAGAATAATCAAACCTTTGTTCTGATCCCATGTTGCCTACCAATGCATCACCAGTGTTAATTCCAATTCCTATATTGATTTGAGGCAGTCCTTCTGCTTGTAGTTGTACATTTAATTCTGCCAGTGCTATTGTCATTTGTATTGCACTCTTGACTGCCAACTCTCTGTGCTTTTTGTTTTCAATAGGTGCGTTCCAGAATGCCATGATGCAGTCGCCCATAAACTTGTCTATGGTTCCACCATTTGAGATTATAACATCTGTCATGCGTGTTAAGAATCTGTTGATCAGTTTGGTCAGTCCTTCAGGATTGCCTTTGTACTGTTCGCTGATAGGAGTGAAGCCTCTGATGTCACAGAATAGGAATGTCATGTTTCTTGTTTCACCACCCAGTTTCAACAATGAAGGATCCTTCTGTAGTTTCTTCACCATGCCAGGATCCAAGTAGTGTTCAAACTGTTTCTTGATCTGTTGTCTTAATCTGCTCTGTGTGGCAAAGTTGTTGTACACAGAATGAGACCAAATCAAAAACACAGACAACATGATCCATGATGGGTCTATCAAAAATCCTTTGTTTGCATATGCCATGAATGCTCCGTAAGCCACTCCAGTCTCAACAAACAACAACAATGGCACAGCCAACAACACACTGGTTCTTGGTATCACGATGATCAACAGCAACAACAGAAATGCCATGAACATGATCTCATGTGTGTCTGCTTGTGGTGTACGCAACAAAAATTTTGCTGTCAACAGTGTGTCCAATGCCTGAGCACTTATGTTTTGATCTGTTGTCAATCCGTGTGGTGTGTATTTCAACACACTCAATCCTGCGGCATCTAAACCAACAATGATCACTCTGCCTTTAATTTTGTTTTCGTTGAACTTGCCTGATAGTATGTCTGTGGCTGACATCTGTATGTAATTGTTTGGGTCAGCATAGTTGATGTACATCTCAGCATTGTGATTCACAGGCACGCCTGCCTTCTTGCTGACTAGCACTTCGTCTATGCCATGAGGTTTTGCAATCACTTTAATTCTTTTTGATCCATTCAACAATCTAACATTTTCTAATATCATACTGGGATATATCTTTCCGCCGATTCTTATCAGCATAGGTATCTTTCTGACCACAGCATCAGGTTCAGGTGACGTCACATTGACTCCCATGCCTGTTGCTCCTGCTGACACTTTTGGATATGGAGACACTATGCCTTCAAACTCATACAACCAAGGTTTCACATTGCCTTTTTCAATTACTGGTGTTGCACTGGGTAGATTTGTGTCCGCAGTGTTCTTCACACTCATCATCAGTATTGCTCTCTTGGACTGTTTCAACACCGATGAGAACACCTGATCAGTGTCCAACAATATCTGTTCCAATTGCTTTCGTGTTTCTTCATCCATTGGCATGGAGTTCAAATATTGTTTGCTACCCATTCTGTCTGGCTCTGCGAACAGTATGTTGTAGTTGACCAATATTGCTCCTGCGTCTGATAGCCTAGCATGTAACATTGCCATCACGTGTCTGGGCCATGGCCATTGTCCGTATTTTTCCAGATCCTGTTCCGTGATGTTGACCACGGTGACGGCGTTGCTCACAGTCTTCCTGGGTTGGATCTTTTGAAAATGATCCCATGTCTTGTATCTTAAAATTTTTACTGTGTCGCTGTTGTCGATCCTTATGCCTGTCAGCACCAAGGCAAACACCACAACCATCCAAATGCTAGTGAATATCCTCATCACTATCTCTCCTGTAGGGCCATGCCTATTCCATTGTGGAAAGGTGTCGTCACGTAACTCAATATTGTACGTTCACCTGTTAGTATAAAAATGTGTACCTGCACACCTGGTACAAGTTTGTACTGCATATCTCCATTTACAAATGTCTGCGAATCTAATTCTAGTTCTAGTTCATAGTAACTCATCATGTCAGTTTGCACAGCATCTGGTGATATCGAAACCAGTTTTGCTTCGATAGGTAGATATGTGAATGCTTCACTGCTTGCCAGTTTAATTTTTGCGGATTGTCCTACTTCAACATATCCTCTATCCTTAACCTGTAGTTGTCCTTGAACAATCAATGTTTGATCCAGTGGTACTAACACTGCCAAAGCATCACCTTGTTTAACAACTGATCCTGGATTTTTGTATGTGAGTTCTTGTATTCTGCCATCTATGTTTGCTTTGATATAGTAAGGCTCATATCCAACTCCTGGATTGATTGTGATTATGATA